GAAGAGGCTAAAAAAGCAGGATGGAAGTCTGGTGTTATGAACATCTAAACTGAAATATCGGAAAAATTGTGTAACGAAAGGAGATAGGTATGGCGAGACCGAAGAAAGAAGGTAAGAAAAAACATCCGGAAGGATATCAGCATGGATCCGGAGCAGTACGAGAGATTAATTGATTACTGCCGGCAGCAGGACAGACCTATCTCCTGGGTGATCCGGCAGGCACTGGACAATTATTTACCTGTGTAACGGTACGTATTATTACACAATAAAACTGAAATTTAGAAAAGGAGAATGGCTTATGAAGTTGTCAAAACTGACTAAGCCTGAACTTGAAGAAATATATAGAAACGCCAATTTTACGGAAGAGGAAGAAAAAATATTTTGGATGCTTGCAGGAGGAAAAAGTTTAGAGCAGATATCTGCAAAAACTTTTCTTCCAATAGCAACCGTAAACAGAAGAGTAAGAAGTATAAAAGATAAAATAGGAGGTGATGAAGTTATGAATACAGTACCGATATGGGAAAAATTAACACTTACCATAGATGAAGCTGCAGAATACAGCAATATAGGTATAAATAAAATCAGAGAACTTTCTAATAATCCAAGATGTAATTTTGTAATTTTTGTAGGGAAAAGGCGGTTAATCAAGCGAAAGGAATTTGAAAAATTTATTTCTGAAAATGTGGAATTGTAGACATTTAAAGCCTTATGTGATAAAATATCAGATTGCATAAGGCTTTTCTCATAAGTGGAAAGGAGTGCAAAGTTTTGGGAAAAGACCTAAAAGGAAAGGAATTGGGACAAGGAATAAGCCAAAGAAAAGACGGATATTATGTGGGAAGATATACTTCAAAAAATGGAAAGCGTATTCAAAAATTATTTTTAAAGGTAAAAGAGTGTCAAAAGTGGCTTGCTGATAATCAATATTTGGAAGCACATAGCAATATTGATTTTCCACACGATATGCTTGTAAGCGCATGGTATGATTATTGGATTTCGATTAAAGAGCAAACAGTAAGACCAAATACTGTTAGAAACTACAGAGAACGGTACAGCAGAAATATCGCACCTGTTATCGGAAATAAATTATTAAAAGATGTTAATACAATACATTGTCAAAAAATAATGAGTAATATGGCAGATGAGGGTTACAGGACAACAACAATTTATCAAACAAGAATTGCTCTTTACAATATGCTTGATTATGCGTATCAAAATGACATAATTACTAAAAACCCATGTACTAAAATGGTAAAGTACGACATAGGAAAACCGTCGGAAAAGAAAGAAGCACTTACTATTGAAGAGCAAAAGAAATTCTGCCATGAAATAGTTGGTTGCCCTTATGAATATCAATATCTCTTTATATTACAAACAGGATTAAGAACAGGTGAAATGGTTGGGTTGGAATGGAAAGATATTGATTTTTGCAAAAAAACAATGACTATTTCTAAAACTATGGAGTACCGACATTCTACTAAAGAGTGGAGAAAAGGAGACCCGAAAAGTAAATCTGGGTATCGTACTATTCCATTGACAGATGAAGCAATTCGATTGTTGAAATTACAGAAGAAGAAAAATCAGTCATTACCTTTTATATCTTTGGAGTGGAAAGATGCCGTATTCGTTTGTAGAAAAGGTACGCCAGTTAAAAATAGCACATACGACACGATGCTTTTTAAAGTATGTGAAAAAGCAGGTATACGAAAAATTGCAATGCACATATTAAGACATACTTTTGCAACGAGATGTATTGAAGCAGGAATGATGCCAAAAACATTACAGACACTTTTGGGACACTCAAATATAGGCATAACAATGAATCTTTATGTGCACACGACAGACGACCAGAAGCAGAAAGAAATAAGTATGGTTGCAGATGCTTTGAAAGTAATTTGATCTAAAGTGGTACATAATTGGTACATAAATACAAATTTTAAAGAAAGAAATGCCGTAAAATCAAGGCATTTAAGAGGTGATGAAAAAATATGAAATTAGGTATCGTTATATTTTACCATATTTCACGTATTTTCTTATAATCTTACAAAACCTTACAAATGCAGTGTTTATCAGTGTTTTCGACATTTTATTCTTTAACGTAATTTAACATAATTCTTTATAATTTAATAAAAATTGGTACATAATTGGTACATAGAAAAGCCTTATGCAAATGATATTTTAACGAGAGGAAAATGATATTTTCACTCTCTTTTTTTATGCAAAAATTTAATCATAAGGAGGGATGACCTTATGGGAAAATTCAAATTTTCAGATGAAACACTGGAACATATATTCAGCAAAGAACGTACAAGGGAAGTGCCGATTAAGTATCAGTCAATCATGGTTCATGTGATCGAGGAAGTTTTAGGAGAAACGGGTAATGCTTATGAATTTCAGTCCGTTGGGACTTATGAACAAGCCGACATATCAGACACTTGATGAAGTTGAAATTGCGAAACAGATAGAATCAATGGAAGAAAGGGAGAATAGCCATGCCGCAGCCGATTATAAATCCGAACTATTTCAATCCGCAGTATAGAACACCTATGTACGGACAGTTTATGCCACAGCAGGAACAGTTCCAACCACAGCAGTTTATGCAACAGCCACAGCAAAACGCAGTACAGATGTACGGTCGCATTGTACCGGCACAGGAATGCATAGCACCGAATGAGGTTCCTATGGATGGCAACACAGCATTCTTCCCCAAACAGGACCTGTCTGAGATCTATGCTAAATCCTGGGGATCAGATGGAAAAATCTATACAAGGCTCTATAAGCCTTTTTTAGATGCAGACCCTAGCAATTTACCGTCAGACACAGAAAAGGCGAAATTTGACCTATCAGACGAAGCCACAGCGGTATTTATGAAGCGTTTCGATGAACTGGAACAAAAGATTGAACAGTTGAAAACTTCGCAAACGCAAAGGAAAACTTCACAATCGCAAAGAAAGGATGATGAAGATGCTTAAGTCAATGGGGAATCCGCAACAGTTTATCCAAAATATGATGGGAAACAGCCAGATCATGTCTAACGACATGGTGAAAAACGCTTATGGGATGGCTCAAAAAGGTGATTTCCAAGGAGTAGAAAATCTTGCGAGAAACATCTGCAAAACGAAAGGTATAAATCCTGATGATGTAATAAGACAGATAAAAAGTCATTTTCCTTTTTAACAGCATATTAGAGGTTTGTGCACAAAACCCGGGAGACCTCTTTATGAATAAAATTATGGAGGTAATCTAATATGTTTGAAACAAACAACAGTCCTTTTACCATGCCTGTTATTCCGGCTGCCGGAAATGGATACGGAAATAATGGTGCATTTGGTGACGGTGGATGGCTCTGGTTCATAGTCGTAATTTTTGCGATTTTTGGAGGTTGGGGCGGTAATGGATGGGGCGGTAATGGCTCTAATTCCAGTTACTACACCGATTCTGCATTGCAAAGAGGGTTCGACACCCAGTCTATCATCGGTAAACTGGACGGAATCAACAACGGTCTGTGTGACGGATTCTACGCTGTAAACAACGGTATGCTTACCGGATTTAATGGCGTAAATACCAACATTTTACAGACTGGCTATGGCATCCAACAGGCTATCAATGCAGACACCGTAGCAGGAATGCAGAATGCTAACGCTTTACAGGCACAGTTAGCACAGTGTTGCTGCGATACCCGTGAAGCTATCCAGGGTGTGAACTACAATATGGCAACGAATACTTGCGCATTGCAGAACACCATGAATAACAACACTCGTGACATTATCGACAGTCAGAATGCCGGTACAAGAGCAATCCTTGACTACTTATGTCAGGATAAGATCGCTACTCTGCAGGCAGAGAACAACGATCTGCGCATAGCCGCTTCTCAGGATCGTCAGAATGCTCTTCTGACCACTGCCATGAGTGCACAGACACAGCAGATCATTAACGCTGTGAATCCTGCGCCCATCCCGGCATACCAGGTTCCCAACCCCAATGTATATTACGGATGCGGTTGCAACACTGGTTGCGGATGCTAAAACTGCATATCGAGTAACTTAACCTTAAGGTTATGTCTGCTATGCAGAATTACTGACAACATGGGGCAGACTATATGGTTTGCCCCTTTGGTTTTGAAAGAGAGGTATTTATTATGGCTGAATATACAGCAGTAGCATTACAGACTGTGGCAGCAGGAGCAGACGTTGCTTTTACCGAAACTGCCGTAAATGGAAGTGGTTGTATAACTCACAGAGAGGGATCCGGAATTGTGAAGTTAAGAGGTATCACTAATCAGTGCCGAGCAAGATTCCTTGTAAGTTATTCCGGCAACATTCAGATTCCCACTGGTGGAACTGTTGAGGAAATTTCCCTTGCACTGGCGGTAGACGGAGAACCTTTACAGTCCACAAGAATGATCGTAACTCCTGCAGCTGCAGAGAATTTATTTAACGTTTCTGCACAGGCTTACATTGATGTTCCTCGTGGATGTTGCAGTACGGTAGCGGTTCAGAACACTTCTACGCAAGCTATTGAAGTGCAGAACAGCAATTTGATTGCCGTTCGTGAAGCGTAGGAGGTGAAAATCATGGATGTTAAAAGAATGCATGAAATGATTGAAAAACTTTCTGAATGCGCTAAAGCGCAGTTTGACAAAGGAATTGACAAAGTAGATACTTGCGAAATGGGAAAAGTCGTTGATATGATGAAAGATTTGTCAGAAGCCATGTACTACCGTGAGTTGACAAAAACCATGCAGGACTATGACACAGACGAAGTCATGGAAATGTTTGAACGTTACGGTGACGGTGACAGACGGTACTATGACCATTACAGATATGCTGACGGCAGATTTGCACCTAAAGGTCGTGGAACCTACCGCAGAGGTTATGAAGAGCCACCCTATTACCACATGACCCCGGAAATGTATCACCGTGACATGGACAGAGACATGGGGCGTATGTACTACACTGAAACTTCTTCATCCGGTATGCGTGATGCAAGAGAGGGAAGAAGTGGAATGAGCCGCAGAACCTACATGGAAAATAAGGAACTGCATAAGGCAAATACACAGCAGGACAAAGAAGCAAAAGTCCGTGACCTGAACACATACATGACCGAACTTGCAAACGACATGACGGAGATCATCAACGATGCAACACCGGAAGAAAAGACGGTACTGCGGAACAAGCTGTCTGCACTGGTAACAAAAATCGGTTAAAACACTTAAGGGGCTTATTTAGCCCCTTTTATGTTGGAGGTGGTAAGTTGTTCACGATAAATGGAATAGACTGGAATTTAAGGCTTGTAGGAAGTCACAGCCCTATGCTGATGCGTTCTGATGGTACATATACGTTTGGCATGACTGATAGGAACACAAGAGATATTTACATATCAAATATGATTCACGGTAATTTCTATGACCGTGTGCTGTGCCATGAATTGTGCCATGCGTTCTGCTTATCCTACAATTTGACTATGGATATTCAGACGGAAGAGATTGTTGCCGACTTTTTGGCTACCTACGGAAGAGAAGTGTTTGCGCTGGCCGATGAACTGATAAGCGGATACATGGAAATAATGGCATAGAAAAGACCCCTGTTATGGGGTCTCTTCTGTTGCACAGTTATCAACATCTTGCTGAAGAATTTTAGATGCAAGTTCTGAAAGCTGTGGGAAGTATGTGATTACTTCGGAATTTCTGCATTTCCAGTTTCCGGTCGTTGCGCTGTAAATTCTCTTTGCTTCATCAAAATTATACGTTCTTCCCAAAACTTCAAGTAAGTGGTGCATATATTCCTTTGATGTAATGTCGTAGCAACGGCAGATGTAATTGATTTTTCCACGGTTGATGCAGAACCAGTCTGTTTCAAACTCTAATGTCGGCTTTTCCTCGATTGCTGTGGTGGAAGTAGGTGCTGGATGTTGATTTCTTAATGCAAAATAAGAATTGACAAGGCTCCTCTGAACTTTCCATGATAAATCATCGGTAAAAGTCTTTACTATCATTAAATATCCACTTTCTGTAAATAAGTAGGTCGTAAGATTAGGGTTTCCAATTATTTTCTCGTTAGGGGAATAGATTTCCCCCAACTCTTTTCTTGTCATTTCAAAATAATCTTCTCCCAATATAAAATGTTTTTTATGCTTTTGGAAAGACTTCTTAGCAGTATCAAATTTTTTCCCATGAACCCTGTCAATATCTTTTAGAGTAACAACCATCTGACCGTTGTATTCTTTGACAGATAACTCTGTTCCCTCAATGTTTACCAGTTCCGTCATATTCTTTCACCAGCCTTTCAATTCGCTTCAATTTATCTTTCAGTCTTTCATTTTCAGCTACCACGGCACTGTATGATTCTACCATGTGTTCGTACCGTTCCTTTGGAATGGAAATCAATGTAAAGGTTTTCATTTATTTTTACCTCCATCCACACAAATATTTACCTTGCCATTAGACAGGCACTTGCAAGCGTAAGAAAATCCTGCGATAAAAGCATTCTCTTGAACTTTCCATACTCTCTTGCTTATTGTTCTTTCTATGTCATCAGCTAACTTGTCATTGAGAATTTCATACAATTTTCCGATTACTTCGTCGTAATCATCCCAACTTATGGTGTTATCCTCATTCTGCCACTGGCTATAAATCATTTTTGCAAATTCTTCCATGTGTCATTTCTCCTTTTCTTTGAAAATAGGACACAACCTATCTGTTATGGGGTGGGGAGATAAGCTGTGCCCTATGATTGCAGAGATTTCAAATTTTTGCCACTGTGCCGTTTTCAGTGACATTGTTCGCTACTTGATCGCTACCGTGAATACGGGTTGTTTGGACACGGCATACAGTTACCGAAATCTCTGTTGATTCTCTCTCGGAAAAATGGTATTATAGATTTACCATCTCTTTGAGAGTGGGAGAGTAACCAGTTACCGGGAAAGTAATGAGTGGTTACTCTTTTTCTTTGTCGTACTGAATTTCTATCCCTTTTCTTACAACTTCTGATTTTGTAATTCCTTTCTTTTCAGCAAGATATTCCAACTTTTCAGAGGTTTCATCATCACACCGGAATTTAAGAATGTGATTTTTAGGATTGTCAGTCAACTTCGTTCCTTTATGAATACCCATGAGTTTTCACTTCCTTTCTTTGTGGGTACAAGTAAAGTATAATGTGGACACAAAGAAAAGTCAAGCACTTTTTCAAAAAAATAAGAGAGTGGTGTCACTCTCTTGATTTTTCTACAATTCATACTGCGGATATGCCTTTTCCCATACGGACTTGTGATAAGTGTTCACTTCGCCATAATTTGCATCGAATATCTTTTTTACTTCATATCCCATTGTAATTCCGGTAGCTTTCAGCTTTCTCCAGTCAAAACGTTTCCATGATACACCATTCAGAGCCGCTACACGTTTAATAGAGTACCAGTCCTTGGAAGTATCAAGCTGTGCTTTCAATTCCTCTTCCCGGTCAAGGCTTTCCAAAAGTTGTGCCACAGCATCACGATAAGTCATAGGTACATTCGGTGTAGACTGCTCCAAAGAATATGTTCCGGTTTTGCGAATGGATGGTAAAACCTCATCGAATATCCAACTTTCAAACTTTTCAGAAGATGGTAATTCACTGTGAGAAATAAGCCTATACATATCTCCCTCTGGAATCACATTTACCTCTATCGTTTTGGTTTCACTTTGTGGATGAGGTATACTGTATTTTGCCGTATACCTACAATGAGCAGAAATTGCATCCGATGGTCGTTTATATCCAAGTGCTTTTGCTATATCAGTTGCTACAAAATAAGGTTTCCCATCAATCATAACGGTTCTTACCTCACCAAATTCATTGTTGCTAAATACTTCCAGTTCATTCATTTTCATTACCTCCCGTAGTCTTATATGAGAGGGCAGAAGAGCATAAAAATAAGCCCACTACCCCTGTTACTGTTGGAGTAGTGAGCTTCCAATCTTTTTTTGGTCTGTCTTTATTCCGGGTCTTGGTTACAATCTAGGCTATCTAATCAGCTTTCACTCTCCGGACGTGTTGCAAGACTTCCTAACTGACACATATTATATCATGCAGAACGTAGGTTCGCAACATAAAAATAAGAGCACCCTTTCGGATGCCCTTAAAATCCTATATTCTATTGTAATTTGATAACTTCTTTATGACCAGTCCAGATGCTTGTTTCGTATTCCAGTTCAATGCTCTGCGCATCCTGCGGAACTACAAACGCAATCTTGTAAGATGTTTTTCTTCCGCTTGAAAGATTCGCATTCAACGAAGAACTATCAACAACACTGTAATTCTGCTCACAATCTGTATTGTCTGCGTAGCACTGGAAATCGTAGATGCTTACATACTTATCATCTTTGCTGTTGTTCTGATAGGAAACATCAATCATAATGTATTTTGTTCCATCAGCAGGAGCGTTCCAACCGTATTCATCCTCATAATCAGTGTAGTCAAGGTCAAAATCATTAATAGTGACTTGCAAGCCGTCCGCATCGAATGTGTAACCGGGAGAAATAACAGTACCACTCGGTACTTCTGCTTCTTCAACTTTAGATTCCGGTGTGATTTCTGATACTGCGGCATAACTTTCCGTTGTTGCAGAAACTGATGTCTGTTTTCCGGTAGATTCCTTGTTGCTATCAGATACGCCATTTACAAACAATACCACAATGGCAAAAATTACAATTCCGATAACAGAACACACAAGACCTGCGATAGCTGTTCCGTGCTTTCTGTCTTTTTGACACAGAGCAATAATAGCGAGTATCAAGCCGATAATACCAGGCACAATACCAAAAGCTATGCAAGCTGTGAGGATGCTTATAATACCAAGCACCATTGAAGTGATTCCTAAAGGACTTTGTTTCATAGAGTAATTACCCCTTTCATTTTTGATTTTATAAAATTTTAACACATTTGTGGTATTCTGTCGATAAATAGATGTGAAGTATTGAAAAAATTTTAATGTGTTTCTTTTGATACCCCCGTGGGTCTGCATTTTCAACCGAAAATCTCGTTTTCAGAGGTTTTTGAAAGAAAAATTTTTCTACAATTTTCGTGCTAAAAATTTTCAATCCCCCCGGGGTAGCACTTTTCAAGCTGGAAAATCCGTTTTCAGAGGTTTTTCTCTGATTTTTTCAGACCGTTTCAAAGTGTGGAACATCTGCACACTTCTGCGGTGCGAGTCCTGGACCGGTCACCCGGTCACCGTGTCGCAGCTTTCGCAAGGTCTCCGACTGCAGAAAGCATGGAATCATACGCAGACCGCAGCAGCTCCGCAGATTCAGGAGACAGACCACCGGCGGCATTCTCTACCCTTATAACGGTTTCCAGCCGTTCCCCGGCATCCGCTACGCTCTCCATAATGTCGTATACATGACCGATTCCCACTTTTCGCATTTTGTATAATCCCCTTGTAATATTTGATTGTACACCAAGACAGCGCAAGCCGTCAATATATCCGGGCGCAGGATCTGACCGGATCCGGTGGAATAGTAACACAAATAGACAGCCAGACGGCAGCATATCCAACGGAACACGACAAAAGGACGGTTGCAAGCCGTCTTTTATCTGTTTTCCAGTTCAAAAATTGCCCATCGCAAAACTGCGGCTGTCTCCGTGTCTTTCTCTCGCTCCGCACACTCTAACAGCTTGTATAGTCTTTCAATGTTCTTTTCTTCCATCCTATGGTAACCTCCTTTTTTTTATTTTTGGGTAAATTTCACCCATAAAACCGCCGCCGGTAGTGATCCGGCGGGCATCCTCTGCGGCAGTTAATTCAAACAGTTTTCAATATCTTTTGCAAGGTGTGGAAATGCTTTTTCTATGTCTTGCACGCTGTCGGCGTAATAATCACCAACAATTTTTCCAAAAATGCGAAGATTGCCGGAATAAAATCCGCCTAAATCATTAAAATATATGTCTAATCCTGTCACCTGTTCCGGCTTGTCTCCATACCACATATCAATATTTATTTTTCCCATTTTCATTTCCTCCATATTTTCAATTTTTCCCGGTTATCCGGGTAAAGGCAAGCCGGGGCACGATCCCCGGTGTAAGCCTGTCTTACTTGCTTAATTACGCTATTTTTTCAACTTTTCGTCTTTTCTTTTCGTTTTCTTCCCTTGTTATACTGGAATCATCAAAAACAACATTGTAACCGCTATTTTTTAATGATTTTGCCATCTTGTAAGGGTTAATTTTTGGAAAGCTACAAACGTATTCTATAACGTTCATTCTTATATACCCGTTATTGTTCCCGAGTTTTTCAAGGTCTTTTTTGTACAGATTAAACATTCTTTTTTCTTTTTCCTGTGCTGTTTCTTTTTTCATACTATTAACCGTCCTTTCATCGTGTGCCCTGTCTCATCGGTGCAGGTGGGGCAGTTCCTGCAGACCGCCGGGCGGCGGTTTCGACTATTTGCAAATTCTACGGAAAATATCAATTGTGAGTTCTGCAGCGGCTCTTTTTCTGTTGCTCCAGTATCCGCGGCGTTTACTTTTCAATGCTTCTTCTGCCTGCTTTAGATTTCCAACGCCACAATGTGCCGCCTCGGTAAGTCTACCCCATTCTTCCGTAGAAACTTTTATAGCTTTAAGCGTTGCGGGATTTATGTCAAAATTTTCTTTGCTCCCTGGGTACAAATTTTGACAAAATGGAATATATTCATGCGTTCCCATGTTTTCGCCAATATTCCAAACGAAAAAGCCAGCCGGGATTTTCTCAACGATTTCGAAAACGTCCGTTTTTTCGCAGAGTGTAGAAGTACTATAGATTTTATTATTTTCAAATTTTAATGTTGTCATGTTTTCCCTTTCTGGTCTGCCATCATCAGAGCCGGGAGACCATCCCACGGCTGACGCTCCATGGCGGAGCGTTTCGGCTAATATTTACAAGGCTTTTCGTAGCGGATAACCGCCACAGTTTCGCCTGTACTTTTAAGGGTTCCCCAGCCGTTCCACATCGGACCATTAAGCCCTAAAAGCTTAGGCTGGTTGTAAAGCTCCGGGCGTTGGCTTTCTGCAAGCCTGCCGTTGTTGTATCCATATGTAAGGCTTTGCATCTGCTCCGCCGTCTTAATTTCTGCCGGCAAATCGTATACACACCTTTTCCCATCTGCTAAATTCCCAATTATTAACATTTTTTCTCCTCCTTATCTTTCCGTGACAATTTACAGTACTCTTCACATTCCGCTTGCTTGGGGCACATGGAGCAATCATTTTCGTAAATGCCGCAAACCTTTGTTAATTCCTTTTCCAGCTCTTCAATTCGGTTCATATTGATTTTACCTTTTCACCCGTGTTATAATCTGGGTGCCTTTCTTTTTGGGTGCCGGTGTTCGCTTGGTAGGTGTCACCGGCTTTTGTTTTCTGTTGTTAATGCTATTATATATTGAGTAATTGCATAAGTCAATATAAATTGAGTAATATTTTACAAAATAGCATATTGCACAATTAAGCAATAAATATATTGAGTAATTTATACAAAAAGGATGTTGTATATTGATAAATTAAATTGAGTATACTATAATAAGTAAAAAGGAGGTACACAAAATGGAATTATTGGAAGCAAAAAGAAAATTAGAACAGCGTTATAATAAGCAAAACGAGTACAACAAATCTAAATATGATCGGGTATCTGTCATGCTACCAAATGGATATAGGGACCAGGTGAGAGCAGCAGCAGAAAAGGACGGTTTAAGCCTAAACGCTTATATATTAGAGGCAATAAAAGCAAAAATGAAAAATATTGAGTAATTTATAAAAATGTATTGACATAATAAATTGAGTAATGTATAATACAATTACAAACAAACGAAAGGAGCGAACGACATGAAAGGAACGCCGGAGCAGATCACAGCAAAGAAAGCCGCACGGATCCGCTCAAACGTTCGGCAGTTCTTCCGGTACTACCGGGAGCAACTGGAAAACGTGGAATCCGAAAGGCTGAAAGAATTTAACCTGGCAGAACTCCAAGCATTGGAAACGGTGCAAGTGGAAACGCTCCAAGCACTGGAGAACATGACAGACCCGGAGTTATTAGCCAGCAAGACCGCATACGGTGACAGGGCGTTAATTGACCGGATCACAGCGAGAGCGGAACGGATAAGAAGAACAAGTAAACAAATAGCTTAAAAGAAAGGTAAAAGGTGGAAAATTATGAGAATTAATGGAATCGGAATGGTAAGAAAAGACGAAGCATTAAAAATCTTAACAAGAGAGGGTCGGGAAGCTGTAAAAAGCGGAGAAATTACACTGGAAGAACTCGGACAGATGTATAAATTGGAGCAAGTAAAAAAATCCTCCAAAATTGGCAGATGTGGCGATACATTCCGGGTAAATTATGACCGGATACCGGATGACCTGAAAGACCAGCTTACACCGGACCAGCTCGGACGGCTTACAGATGCTTTTTATGAGTGTTACGGAGAGGGCAAAAAAGATAATAGAGATTAAACAGTAAGAGAGAGTTTAAAAACTCTCTCTTTTTCTGTGGAATAATGAAAATTACAATTGTTTCAATCCTTTATCCTCCCGGATTTGGTGGGAAGATCTTCCGGCATCCATCCACACCGGAAGACATTGCAAAACAAATAAAAACATAATTGTTTTACAAGAAACATAATTATTTCAACACTTGCCCCGCCAGAATCGGCAGCGGAACCATCGCAGTGACCATCTACGCTGTGAGACTGTTAAAATCATAGCACACAACACCCATATTGTCAAATATTTTAAGCAGGTTGTTACACCTGCTTTTCTTGATCTATTTTCACTGCGATATTTTAACGTGCTAAATTTTGTAGACAAATTGTAGACAAATTGTAGACATTTTGTAGACGCAGATTAAATAAAAGGAGATTAGATAAAATAAAGGTTAGATAAAATAAAAGTAAATAAGAGCAGAAAGACAATGATATACCAAGTATATATAAATACTAGAGCCGACCGGCTGCCACCATGTACCCATCTGCAAAAATTACCTATCTGTCTGTTAAAAAATCCCATTTGTCAAATTTAACCGGATGATATTTTTTAAGCATATGATTTTTATATACTCAGGATCACCGGCAGACATACCACAACAACAAATCATCAAATACGTAAAAGGTTGTTGTGGATTTATAAATAGGTCTTGTGTTATGATAAAAGCAGTTAGGGAGCCGACGTTAATACGGTGCGAGTGACAGCGGTGTAAATCCAACCCCCCCTCTGGATACGCAGCCGCCCAGATTGTAACCAAGACCACCGGAGCCGACAGACCGGAACCGACAAGAAGTCACTAGCTTGTCACTTTTGTAAATTTATGTTTTTACATGATCTGTGGAGGAGATCAAAAAACATGGATTTATTAAGTGATGTTTAGTGATTTTTTTTATTGCAGATTTTTAGGAGGTGCAGGAATGGAAAAAGTTGAAAATACAGAAACATCCAAGGTATATGAGAATGACATGGATCTATATCTTTCCCAGTTCTGCAAAGATCAGAAAATAGAGGATATAAGGCAAGAGTCTCAAAGCGTTTGGAATGCTGCTCTTATGTATATCAAACGTCATGCATTTAATGAGCCTGACTGTCTTAAGTCTAAAAACCTTGTAAATACTACTGGATCATTTACAGGTGGAGTAAGTAATTATAACGCTTATAATTATGATTTAGTTAATCGTATATGTGATTATTATATATATATGTGTATGATGTATGATAAAGAGGTATCAGCTATAGGATTTAGTTTATTAACGGGTATTGATAGATATACAGTAGCTACATGGAGAGATGAGGGGACTAAATTAAGTCCATCGTGTTCTGACATCGGCAAAAAGATATCGGATTTTCGCGAAGAGTCTTTAAGCGCAAAACTTGCCACGGCAAAGCGAAACCCTGTTGGAATCCTGGCAATTCTGAATAGGCATTACGGGTGGAACCTTCCCGGCGTATCAAGAGAGCAGCAGAACCACAAGCAGGCCTTGACCGCTTCAGATCTGCCACAGTTAGGCGGTGCAAATGGACAAAATACATCAATGTTGACCGATTCCGGAGTGTATGACGATAATACATCAGATGCAAACGAGTAGCAACAAGTGCTGAAACGTGCGTAAATATGGGATAGTTAAAGACGTGTCAATAAAGACTGCGCGAAGCGCGAATTTTGCGCATAGTTGAAATATGTTGGTGATGATGGGGGAGGGGGTTTATAGAAATTCGGAAACCCGCCCTACTAAGTACAGTAAACTACCCAAAAAATAAAAAGGCTTCGACAGGAGGTGATACTAACATGGAGTTATCTTACACACAAAACAAATTGCAATTTAACAGACCGTCATTTAAGGACGAACTTAAAGATAAGCTTGGAACAGTTTGCTGTAACTGTGGAAGTAATTTGGATGTAGAGTATCACCATGTAGTGCCTTTGGCATTGGGAGGAACAAACAATATAGGGAACATTGTACCTCTTTGCCATGTTTGCCATCAAATTGCACATGGATCATTAAACATAAGGGTCATAAAAAGAGCGGAGAAAACAGGAAGACCTAAAATGTTGCCGGTATCAAACTATTTAGAAATTTTAGAGGAGTACAAAACTGGAAAGATAGGCAAGAAAGAATGTGAGCAAAAACTAAACATTTCCGGTGGAAACAAGCTATCTGACAAGTGGTACTACAAAGAATACCTGAGAGACAATCACATCAAGGTTATAAAGAACCGAGTAGATATGCTTAGTATTCCAAAGTGCCAGAAAGTGGATCATTCTGCAGAACCGATTGCAAGAGTTATTTATGATGACGGACGGGAAGAAAAGTTTTACAGAGAATGTGGATGATTTTTAAAAAATTCTCAAAAATAAAAAAGCCTTTTAGGAGGTACAGCACATGATTTTCATTTACATAGTTTTAGCATGGATACTGTTTCAATTACATGCTCCTGCATGGGTATATATCCTGTTCATCATCGGAGTATTTTTAAGAGCGGTAGTCACTGGTAGAGATTAAGTGTATGCAGATATTTGGGAAAGAGATAAAAGACGAATGTTCAAAATGCGGTGAAGTCCTGCAATGTGAGTTGTTTCTGCAAGGTCACGGAATCAAGAGAGACCGTGAGAACGTTACAGAAATGGTTAGCTGTCAGATGAAGCACCAAAAGAGCAGACTTGATAAAGAGCCTAAAGAAGATTTGCCAGTTAAGGAGAAATGTGAATTGCCACCGGAGATTAAAGAGATCTACACAGAGGTTTGGAAAATCCATAAAGAGTGTGCTAATCCGAAAACGGATGACGACTGGAAATATCTTATCCGGCAAGGAAATCTGCTGATTAAAATGCATAACAATAGCCAGTTTGCTAAAGCACTGGTAATGGCAATGATCGATGAAATTGAAGGAAGGACGAAGAAAAAATGACTGGATTCATGATTTTAAAAATAATGACAACGTTGGTATTGACAGTTTTAGCAATATCTGCTTTATGGTATGCTCCAAAACAGAAAACAGCATCAGACGGAGTTATTTTATTTGAGTTCGCAATGTTCCTTGCCTTTGGAATAACTTTTATGTGGGTATAGCCTATGTGGTTACCGAAGATTATGCGAATTATCCCATATCACATTGTTGAATGGGTTAAATTCATAAAGCCATTATTATTGCCAAATATCTTGTGTTGTGTTGGCATTGGATATGTGGCAGAGAAATCAAGGCATCAAGAGTGTATGCAGCCTGTGTGCGGGAAACGAAAAATGGAATAATGCGTTCGACAACACTAAGTTTTTCAAAGTACCGTGCGCAGGCGTGATAATTAAGCAATATAGGGTGTTTCACGAAAAATAATCCGGGAGCAGATGGTCTCTCTCCCGGAGTTTAGGGCTATCGCCAAGCGGTAAGGCACAGCACTTTGACTGCTGCATCCCAGGTCCGAATCCTGGTAGTCCTGTTTCGCAGATGTTTTCTTCTTTTGGTCTTTGCCATCTGCGAATATTCCATCTACATGGAAGACTCCTTTCACCTCATAGCGGAATGCTGTTAAGAGCCGTCGCAAGGCTCGTGAGGGTTTTCCACGTAACCGCTTGAAGCATTGCAACCATATAGCGGTGAAAAACTTTATCTGCGTCGATAAGACGATACCGTGATTGCAATAATCGGTAGGTAGCAGATAGGTGTGCCAGAAGTTTAGTCGTGGTTATACGGCACAGGTTTTGGGGAAATATGCATAGTGGCGATTGCAGCGGTCTGTAAAACCGTGACATTAGAAACACCGAAGGTTCGACTCCTTCTTTCCCCACGATGTCGGATCGCAACCGACTAGCAGGTAACTGGCGGATGCCCTGCAAAAATAAAAATAGCCATAAGTGTTGCGCTGTGTCAGCGCCTTAAATGTAGGCATACAGCTTATGGAAACGCACATGATCGGTTAGTCAAGTGGTAAGACACCACCCTTTCACGGTGGTAACGCGAGTTCGAATCTCGTACCGATCACTGGGATGTAGCGCAAATGGAAAGAGCAGTGTCCTTCTAAGGCATAGGCTGTGGGTTCAAGTCCCATCATCCCAACTATTCGGTCAAATTATGCTGTCTGTTAACAGGTGGTCTATGTTTTGGCTGAAACAGTGATGCAATATGCTCTGCGATTGTATAATGCGGAGTAACCCCGGGAATATTGCATCTCAACCATGCATAGCTCCAGTGGAAGAGCGGCATCCGCATAGGATGTGTGTCGGCGGTTCGATTCCGTCTGCATGGGTTACGGAGGATATGTCTATGAATGGAATGAAACGAATGGATAAAGAAAAATTCATAGAAGCATATAACGGTTTTGTTTTTGGTGGATTAAGTCTTGAGCAAGCCGCAAAAGTAGCCGGAAGGTCTGTACCGACTATTCGGAAATATTTTTCTATGGTTCTGACAGGACAGTCATTACCGAAAGATTTGTTTATAGAAGGTGAAAAGGAATGAAAGAGAAAATCAAGATAATTTCTGACGGTAACACGGCAGAGATATGGATTGACGGTAAGAAAGTCCTATGTACAGACATTGATTTACGGTTTAGCGGTCATGTGGGGTGTGAACCGATGATAGTTGCAGAAGCCACATGGTACAAGGCTGATGAAAACGGAAAACTGATGCTTTCAGAAGATGGTACATCAGTTCTTACAGAGGGAATTAAGATAAATTGCTAATAAATCACCGGCTAACAAATAGAGTTGGTCGCTACCCTAAAACAATTATAGGCAGAGGTCTATAAGCATCTCTGCGATAGCGTGGAGGTGCTTTTTCTTTTGGCAAGTAAGAGCCTTATATCGGCAGTAAACAGCTATGACAATTACATACAGCGAAAGGGAATTGATGAACAGGTCATTGATGCGTATATAGAAGCCTGCAGAGTGGCTATAAACAGTGAAAAGGATATAACTTATGGCTTACAGATAACAAACCGTTCTAAAGGCATTGTAGAGCGTTTCTGCATGGAAAGGACAGGAGGTAGAATACTTGACCTTGAAAAATACAGCCAACAACATGAAGAAAAATACAGCCTTGTTGATGACTATTACAAAACTCTTCTGATTGAAGCACATTACCGATTTGAAAGCTTCATGCTATACATGGAAAAGAACAGACCGGTAGAAGAGAGATTTTATCAGCCGAGAATAAATCCATTACGGCAGGTAGCACAGCTTATTCAAGATTTGTACGATGATGTGCTTGATGAAGGAATGGTGTTTTGTCCCGGACGAATCGGTAAGACACAAATAGTAAAAATGGGTAATCTGTGGTTCGGCTCTAACAGACCGGAACGGTCTAATCTGTATTCGGCATATTCGGACAAAATTACTGGTGGTTACTATGACGGCATCATAGAAATGATTACAGACCCGACATACACATATGCTGAAATATATCCAAACATAGTTGAGAAAAAGTTAGTCACTGATGGAAAAGATTTGACAGTAGACCTTATCCGTAAAAAGACATACCCAACATTTACCATGCGAAGCATTTACGGAACATTGAATGGTGCTTGTGACTGTGACGGGCTTGGAGTTTATGATGACTTATTCAGCGGTATTGATGAAGCATTGAGTGAAGATAGGCAAAATACTGTATGGGGAAAATTCGACAACAACTTTATGCCGAGAATTAAGCCTGGAAAGGCTAAATTGTTGGGGATAGGAACACGTTGGGCGAAAAAGGACGTTCAAGGTAGACGGTTAGACCTATTACAAAATGATCCTGAATACAAAGGCATACGGCACAGAGAGGTTATTATTCCTGCACTAAATGAAAACGGAGATAGCAATTTTGATTATCCGTATCATTTGGGATATACAACTCTTGATTACAAAAGACGTATGGCATCTTTTGAGAACAATGACGATATGGCATCATGGTTTGCACAGTATCAACAGGAGCCTATTGAAAGAAAAGGTCAGATGTTCAATGTCGATATGATGAATTTCTTTAATCCGGCAGAACTTGAAGGAATAAGACCTGATAGGATATTTGCAGCTAATGACCCTGCTTATGGTGGCGGTGATTTTGTATCAATGCCTATCTGCTATGAGATTGACGGAGAACATTATATCACTGATGTTGTCTACAATGACGGTGATAAGGAAATTACCATACCGGAAGTTACTTCACGAATGGAAAGACATTTAGATAAATTTAATAATAAGACAGCAGAAGTCCATTTTGAGGAAACAAAGACAACATCAGCATACCGTACAGATTGTGAAAAGATATGGGAAAAAGACGGATATCCTATTAACACAAGTCATGATCCGGCAGACAATCAGACTGCAAAAATGGATAGAATCAAAAATCATGCTCCAGACATACGAAAACTTCATTTTGTGGACATGAAATATCAAACAAAAGAGTACAGAAAGTATTTTCAAAATATTTTGTCTGCTACTTTTGAAGGGAAAATGAAGCATGATGACGGGATAGATTCTACGGCACAACTATGTGACATGATTTACGGAAATAAAAGAATGGCAAGAGCAGAAGCAATTCAAAACCCATTCTCTTTCGGACGGAGGTATTGATTATGGTGACTAAAGATGTTTTGTCTCAATACATAGATTTACAGGAAGAAATCAAAGAAGTACAGCAGAAGATTAAAAAACTTGAATCGGATATCAGAAAAATTGAATCGGATGGGAATGTTGTTGACAGCGTATCAGGTGGATGCGGCGGCACTGAACATTTTCGTATTGAAGGATTCCCTTATCCAGAGTACAGCAGAAAACGGACACTGCTTTATTCCAGAAAGGCTACTTTACAGCTTTTAGAGGACGATTTACTGCAAAAAAATAATGAAGTCGAAAAATTTATTGCAAGCGTTCAGGACAGCCGTATAAGACGGATCATCAATTTACGTTTTGTTGAAAAATTATCATGGAACAAGGTTGCTGATAGAATCGGTGGTGGAAACACAGAGGATAGCGTAAGAAAAGCATTTGATCGTTATATGGCAAATTAAAATAATACGGAGGTATAAAAATGGCAAAATATAGAAAGATACCTATTATTGTTGAAGCTATTAGATGGAATGGCATTAACTTAGATGAAATAAAAGCATTTGTTGGGAAATCACTTATATATGAAATTATCGATGATGCTTGGAGAGCAGGAAAAACTTCACCTCATGTAATCATGAAAATAAAAACTTTAGAGGGATATATGAACGTATCTATAAATGATTTTATAATAAAAGGAGTAAATGGAGAATTTTACCCTTGCAAGCCTGACATTTTTGAAAAAACATACGAAATAGTATAGTTCCATATAAACTTGTCCGATATGTCCGATTTTTCCGTGATACTATTAAGATGCAGAAAGATTCCAAGATATTTTTCATTTCCTCCTCAGATCATGTGAAGACTACAGAAGTACCGCTCTTATCAGCAAGGGCGGTATTTTTGTGCGCAGAAAAGAGGTATTTATGATTTTTAATCAAAAAATTAGAGTGTACTGTCCGGGATGCGGACGGTTGGTCGGTGAATGCAGTTCAAAATCACACATCGACAAGACATATAAGTGCCGGAATTGCGATAAGATGGTTGTTTACCATACGGAGACCGGAGAACGTGAGATCAAGAAACTTCCAAAAAGAGACCAAAGCAGCGGAATGACATTTATGTAGGTGAAAATATGAACACTATGAAATTTCAAGACCTTGTAAAGGGTTGTCACGGTAGAAAAATTGCATATACGGATGTGGAGCAGATAACCGAAGACAACATTGTAAAGGTTATCGGTGATTGCATCGGTGTTTTTTATTACAATAAGCCAGTTATCAAGTACTTGTGGGAGTACTACAAAGGAGATCAACCGGTACTATACAGAACAAAGCTGTCAAATGAGGATATCACCAATCGAGTAGTAGAGAACCATTCTTTTGAATGGGTGCAATTCAAGGTCGCTCAGACTTACGGAGAGCCTATTCAGTTTGTCAGCAGAAAAGATGATGAAGCTGTAAATAAGGCAGTAGATGAACTGAATGATTACTTAGCAGATGCAAATAAGCACGAGAAAGACATAAAAGCTGGTGAGTGGCAGTCGGCAACCGGAACATCATTCAAAGCTATTCAGATTGTGAATGGAGATGTGCCTATACGTGTGGTTGCACCTAATCCTATGAACACGTTTGTCATTTACAACCGCAGTTCCGAAGAACCGATTTTGGCGGTACAGGAATTAAAAGATGAAAATGGCGAGTGGTACAAACTCTGCTACACGGAATCCCATGAATGTAAGATAAAAAACAGTGCGGTTGTTCCTGATACATGGAAACTTCACGGATTTGGTGGAATACCGATTGTAGAGTTTCCAAACAACCATGAGCGGTTGTCTGATATTGAACTTGTTATAGACCTTCTGGATGCAATCAATAATACGCAATCAAACAGAATGGATGGTATAGAGCAGTTTATCCAGGCATGGTACAAATTTGTAAACTGCGAGGTTGATGAAGAACAGTTCAAGAAAATGAAAATGAACCATGCGCTGGTCGTAAAGTCCATCAATAAAGACAATAAGTCTGATGTGGACGTTATGTCACAGGAACTTGACCAAACGCAGACACAGGTTTCCAAGGATGATTTAACAGACAGCGCACTTTCAATTTTGGGAATACCGAACAAGCAAGGAAACACTGGCGGTGATACGCAGGGTGCGGTTGAGCTGAGAAACGGATGGGATTTTTCAAAATCAAGAGCAAGGCTTAAGGATCCGGTTGTTAAGACAGCAGAGAAGAGACTGGCCAAGGTTGCGCTGAATGTTATCCGCATTAAGAAAGAGGATCTGAAAATCACTCTTAGAGATTTTGATGTGCAGATCAACCACAGTCCACAAGATAATATGTATACCAAGTCGCAGACATTACTGCAACTTCTGCAGTGCGGTATTCATCCTCTTATTGCAATCAAAACGGTTGGACTTTGGGGAGATTGTGAAAAGACTTTCAACCTTTCCAAGCCTTACCTTGATGCTCTGTGGAAAACTGCTGACATTATCAACATGGAAGAGCAGATGGCAAAAGCACAAGAAATTGTAAAACAAATGCAAAATAAGACAGTTGCCTAGAAATAGGTAGCTGTTTTTATTTTATAAAAATTCGCAAAGCCGTGAGCGTACAAATCGGCAATGTCACTCGGTGTCGTTGCACCGTAAAAAAACGTAGGACATAACGGAGGTAATTTATGAAGAGAGAAGATTTAGCGGCAATGGGATTAACTGATGAACAGATTGAAAAGGTTATTGCCGAAAACGGCAAAGATGTTCAGACAGCAAATGCCAAGGCAACCAAAAACAATGCTGAACTGGAACGGTTACAGGGCATTGAAAAAGAGTTTAATGCCATGAAAGACCAAAATCTTTCCGAACAGGAAAAGGCAGCGAAGCAGTTAGAGGAAGCAAATAATCGTATCGCAGAGTTGGAAAAAGCACAGACTTTAGCAACTCAGCGTACAAGTGCGGCTGACAAATTCAAAATCACATCAGAACAGGCGGCACAGGTTGTAAAGGATGACGGCAGTTTTGATTTTGATGTTCTCGGAAAAATTATCTCTGATAAAGAGACTGCTGCGGCACAAGCCAAGGAGCAGGAGATTGCAAACGGATCTACTAATCCTGGAGGTGGAATTGCTGGCGGTGGAAAAGATGACAAAAAAACAGAAGCCGAAAAAGCGGCTGAAAAGATTGGCAAGACTTTAGCTGGAACAAACAAAGAAGCCGAAGCTGTAGTTAGCCAGTACTTATAAGGAGGTACACAAAATGAAATTCTCTGAAACAAGTGTAACTACCCAGTTAGAAATTCTTAAGAGAAAGCTGGGCGGTGAATTATTTGTTCCTATTAAACTGGATGCAAGTGCTTTCACTAATGGTGTGTGCAAGGCTGGTAATCCTATTAGTGCGACAGGAAAGAAAGTAAATGGCGGAAGCACCGATGATGCAGCAGTAGGTATTTTGCTTAACGATGTTTACGATAGCAACCCCAACGGAACTATCATTAAGGCTTTTGCCTGTGTAAATGAAGCAAATGCTAACGCAAATGCAGGTATTACCATTGCCGATGGTGTAAAGACAGGATTATCACTGATTGTATTTGAATAACTGAAACCGACTACAGACAGATGTAGCCGCTGACCGCTGAAAGATAGCGGTAGAAAGTGAGGAAATAATGAACATTAGAGATGCCTACAATGCGAAAGCAATCGCACTTGTGCATACAGAAGTTGCAAGTAATAAAATTGCATATCTTGGTTCCGGCTTATTCCCCGCCAAGAAGAAAATGGGACTGGATTTGAAGTGGATTAAGACTTCTAATGGACTTCCTGTTACCCTGAAAGCATCTAATTTTGATGCAGTTTCCACTATCAGAAGCCGTGAAGGATTCAAGATGCAAGAGACAGAAATGGCATTCTTCCGTGAATCTATGATTATCAAAGAACAGGACGAACAGGAAATCATGCGTATTAAGGACAGCACAGACCCTTACGCAGCAGAAGTATTAAGCAGAATTTTTGATGATGCAAATACTCTTGTGGAAGGTGCTGATGTAGTTCCTGAACGTATGATTATGCAGCTGTTAGCACCTACAGAGGATGGTTCTCCTAAGATTTCCATTCAGGCTGATGGTGTTACTTATGCTTACAACTACGACCCTAACGGCACTTACAAGCAGAACAACTATGCGGCATTGTCCGAGACCACAGACAAGTGGAACGATACTGAAAACTCCGATCCACTGGACGATGTAAATGTTGCTCTTGATTCTGTGGAAGCTGTTACAGGCGAGAGACCTACCATTATGATTGTCTCTCGTAAGACCATGAACTATCTTAAGCAGAACGCAAAGATCAAGTCCGCAATCTTAGCACAGAATGTTACAGCTAACGTTCTGATGACTGATGCAAGAGTTAAGGAAATTTTCTCTAACGAACTTGGTATCAATATCATTGTTTACTCTAAGCAGTATAAGAACGAATCTGGTGTAGCAACCAAGTTTTATCCTGATGGATATGCGACATTGATTCCTTCCGGTTCACTTGGAAATACTTGGTACGGAACTACTCCTGAAGAGCGCACTTTGATGGGCAAGCCTACCGCAGATGTTTCTATTGTGAACACTGGTGTTGCTGTTGCGGTTTCTGTTTCTGAAGACCCTGTACAGACTAAGACAACCGTGTCTGAAATCGTACTTCCTTCCTACGAGAGAATGGATAGCACCTATGTAATTAAGTGCTACTAATCGGAGGTATGCTGATGAAATTTGATTACAAAGTCAAATACAAAGGCAAATGGTATCTTCCGGGAGAAGAAATCCCGGAGGAAACCGTCACCGAAGTAAAAGAAGAAATCCCGGAGGAAACCGCATATACTAAGACGGAAATCAACCGTATGTCTACGGCAGACTTGCAGAAGTTAGCCGCAGAACACGGTGTCTCAGGTGCGGAAGAAATCAGCGGTGCGGAACTGAAAAAGATTCTGATTGAAAAGTTTGAACTTTAAGAGGTAGCACATGGCAGAATATACGACTTTGAAGCAAGTAAAAATCCGTCTGAAACAATTTCATATTGATTCTGAAAGTTCCGAGGTCGTGTTTGACCATTTGGAAGAAAATCCTCTTTTGGAACAACTTATCAGTCAAGCAGAAGCCGACATCAGAGCAAAGAGAATATACCCGAAAAGCTACACGGAAGAGAAGATTGCTGCGGATATGAAAAAATTTCAGTCCGTTGTGGTTAATCTTGTCGTGTATGACAGATCGCAAGCCGGTGAAAACTTCATGGCAAGCTATTCAGAGAATGGAGTGTCGAGAAAATGGAGAGACCGTGAGGATCTGTTTGTTGGCGTATTTCCATTTGCAAATGTATTGTAATTAAAAGAAGATTGTGCGTGACCATGTTACTGATTCCAGTAATAAGGTTGCAGGCGGCACACTTTAAGGGTGGTGGGCGGTGTGCCAACAAACAAGGAAGGCGGTATATGATGTGACTATAGAGTTATCTACAGCAATCATTATAAGCGTGTTATCACTCGGTTTTTCCGTCTACATTGGTCTGAAAAATAGCAAAAGAACAGACACAAAGGATATTGAGGAACGTGTGAAAGAAAACACACGCATCAACATGAAACTGGACACCATCCTTGATACTATCAATGAAATGAAAAGCGAGCGTTCAGAGATGAAGAAAGAGCTTGCAGAGCATGAACAGAAGCTGACAAAGGTTGAAGCCAGTACGGCATCTGCGCATCATAGACTTGATGGAATTGAGGAAAGACTTAACATTAAAGAGAACGGAGGTAAGGAATGATGGATTTTTCACAGGTAGGAACTTGTGTTGCAATCGTGGTTATCTGTTATCTTGCCGGTATTGGAGCGAAGCTGATTCCGGTTATTAAGGATAACTACATCCCGGTTGTTGTCGGCATTGTCGGTGGCATTCTCGGAGTAGTAGGAATGTATGTTATTCCGGATTTCCCGGCAAATGATGTACTGAATGCGATTGCGGTAGGAATTGTTTCCGGCTTGGCAAGCACTGGTGTAAATCAGATTTACAAGCAGGTGAAGAAAGATGCTTGACATTAACAAGCAGGAAATGAAGTACTCACGGCAGGGAGAAAAAGTCACGATTTATGACCGGGACGAAAACGGAGAAATAAAGTACATCGAGATGGACGGAGAAAGGATTCCAGTGGTTTTGAGAGAAACTACTGGATATTCTGAACCCGTCCTTTTTTCTGCCAACATCAGTAATAAGCTGTCGGAAGTACTGGTAAAAGAATTTGGTATTGATGATTCCAGCTCGTACTGTCAGATTGTGACCGACAAAGGCTATTTGCCGATTAAGGCAGGGGACGTTATCTGGAAGAAGTCAGAAGTAGGTCGTGACGATGACGGAATTGTGGACAGCAAGACTGCGGACTATGTTGTCAAAGGCGTTGCAGACGAGGGACTGACAGCAGATTTGTTTTTGTTGCAAAAGACGGTGAAGTAGGTGATTGACTATGGAAGGTGACAAAGAAAAATTAACTATTCCAAAACTGGAAAATGGAATTTTCACTGAAAAAGGTGTATGGATTCACGGATGTGACTATTCCAAAGAAATGGTAGGAAAATATGGGAAAGACAATCAACATTAACCTGTTTGACCCAAAGTCCATACAAGCGGCTGTAAAGGCTCTTAAAGACTATGAAAATAGTTTAACCTATAAATGTAGGCTACTGGCTGAAACGCTGGCAGAAAAGGGCGTAGAGATTGCTAGAGTGCAGATTGCTGACCTTGATGCTATCTTTACATCGGAACTTTTGCAAAGCATCCATTCGGAATACGTTGGCTCTGTAAAGGGTGGCGGTGTTTGGGCGGTGGTTGCCGGTACAGACCATGCGCTTTTCGTTGAGTTTGGTACTCTTGGTAGCATGGGTGGAAAGAAAGAATATCCATATCCTTTGCCGGAAGGTGTTCAATGGAATTACGGCAGTGGTTCACACATCATGCAATTAAAATCCGGTCAATATGGATGGTTTTACAAAGGCAAAGACGGGAAAGTTTATTGGTGCGAAGGTATGGACAGCAGACCATTTATGTATAACACATCTATGGAATTGCTAAGTGTTGTAAAAACAGAAGCAGAAAAGATTTTTAATGAGAAGTAGGCTCATGTCGTGAGACAGCAATAAGTCCTGCTTTTTTCTTTTTATAGAAAAAAGGAGAGATTTATGAACTATTATATCGGTCAGCGTTTTGGAAAAGTAGTAATCATTGGAGAAGAAAAATACGAAAAAAACAGGAAATATGTAAAAGTAAAGTGCGATTGTGGGAAAACAAAATATGTAAGAACCGATCAACTTAAAAAAGCAAAATCCTGCGGATGCTTAAATAAAAATTCATATGGAATGTCTTCAAAAGATTATGAAAAGCTATACGGAGTTTGGAGCAATATGCGAAAAAGATGCTATGACCCTAAATCTGAAAGATATTATTCATACGGAGAAAAAGGTATTTGCATATGCAAAAAATGGAAGAATGATTTTCATTCTTTTGCTGACTGGTGTTTGGAAAATGGATGGAATCCAAAACTATCTATTGAAAGAATAGATGTCCATAAAAATTATTGCCCTGAAAACTGTACCTTTATAACCATGAAAGAACAAGCAAGAAACAAGACAAGTAATGTTTTGATTACAAAAAATGGAGAAACAAGATGCGCAACAGAGTGGGGAGAACTGCTAGGGATAAACCCAAAATCCATTATGGCTAGAATTTACAGAGGGTATAATGATCCTAATGTGATTCTGTTTCAAGGAGATCTTCGAGAATTAAGGAGGTCATCAAATGGAAAATAATGAATATCAGTGGGTATCAGATTTCAAAGTAAAGATTGCATCTTACTTAAAAATGAAGATACGGCAGAGCCATCCGAAAGCTTATGTGACGGACAAAAGTAAGGATTTGTCAGACCCTACATTCCCTACGGTGTACTTTCATGCTATGCCGTTCGCAGAGACAGGACAAGACCTTGAAGGACGGTCTGTTAATGGAATCACAGCATCATACCAGGTGGATGTGATAACCAACAAAAGTCAAGAAGAAGCCGAAGCTATCATGGCTACGGTTGCTGGACTTTTCAAACGTCTGCGATTTCAAATAACTTACATGCCTGAGTTCAATAATACTTCGCAGGACACATACAGAAGCACTGCACGGTTCAGAAGAACAGTAGGTGCTGATGATACATTGTAACTATTAGAGCCAGATGGCTCTATTTTTTTATGCAAATTTAAGGAGGTATAAATTATGGCAGCAGCCGGAATTTCTACTTTGGGTATTACTTTCGGATATGGTACAGAGACAACCGCCGGAACAAAACCTACAAGTTTTAAGCAACTTACAAGAATCAATGCCATTGGCGGCATCAGCATTGAGCCGGAGCAGATTGATGCTTCTGCGTTAGAAGATGCAATCACCAGATATGTAAAAGGTCGTGCAGATACTGGCGGTTCTTTTGCAGTCACAGTCAACTTTACATCAGAGACTGTTGCTGAATGGACTGCACTTATCACAGCCTATAAAGCTCTTACTGGTGGAAATAGAATGTGGTTTGAAACCGTTATTCCCGGAGAAGATAAATCTTTCTTCGTTGTTGCACAGCCGCCCGAGCAGATTCCACAACCCGAAATCGGACAGAACGAACTTCTGACGATTGAAATGAACCTTACCATTGAGGAATACAAAGGTTTGGATTCTACTGTTGCACTTACAACGGGGGAATAGAAAGTCAGTCAGAAACAAATAACACTGCCGTGGCTGACTTTGATGAAGCGGTAGACGAAACATTGATTTAGCAAAAAGAGAGCCGTCTTCGGGCGGCTCCTTTCCAACAAATGTTGGGGAAAGGATATGTTTTTATGAAGAAGATTTTAGTTAATGATGTTGAATATACTTTAGAGTTTGGATTCGGTGCTGTGGAGTGCAAGGATTTGATTCAAAAGATGTTTCTTATGCTTTCCGGTGGCTATGTAGCTAAAAAGGCAAAAAATGTACAGAATCCCACGCCAGAAGAAATTGTAGATGGTAGCGGATATATGCTTGCAGAATTTCCTCATGTATGCAAAACGGCTTTTTATGCTGGTCTTATCGAAAACCATGAAGGTATTACACCGGATGAATCCAATGCTTTAATGAAAGAATACATGAAAGCAAACGGCCTTTCTTTTGTGAAGCTGTATGGAGAACTGACAGATTGTATGGAAGAAGACGGTTTTTTCGAACTGTCGGGTCTGACGGAAATGATGACGCAGACCAAGGAAGAGATGGAGAAAGAGGACAGCAAGGTAACGAAGATGCCACAGGATCACAAGAAGAAATCGACTGGCACAAAATAATATGGGAAGAATATTTTCCATTTGCTTTTTCCATGGGAATTTCGATAGAAGAGTTCAAACATCTGAATCCTAAAAAATTAGAGTGGTGTTACAAAGGATATAAACTCAAAAAAGAGGAAGAAGATAGGAATTCATGGCAACGGTGTGGAGATTATGGAATATCTGCATTAATATTTGCAATAGACCATTGCCTAAACGGTAGAAAAGCACAATCGAAGTATATTGACAAGCCTATTATGGAACGTGCGGACATTGCTAATAATGAAAAAGAAATTCAGAAGCAAAGAAAAGCGTTCCTCGCAGGACTTATGGCAATGCAGGCTAATTTTGAATTATCACACCCAAAAAAGGAGAAATAAGCATGAGTTTAACAGGAATTGATGTGTCCTCATACCAGGGGACGATTAACTGGTGGGCGGTAAAACAGAACGGTATTGATTTTGCTATTTTGAAAGTCATCCGTAAGGATTTGAACCCGGACAAGAAGTTTGAAGAGAACTGGAAAGGTTGTAAAGAGCACAATGTCCATGTGCACGGAGTATATGAATACGGATATATTACAACGGTTGCAAAATCACGATCTGATGCAAGAAGAGTGCTTACTATTCTTAATGGCAGAAAAGTGACAGTATATCTTGATGTTGAAGATGCCGTTATGAAAGGTCTTGGCAAAAATATTATTTCCATTATCAATGCTTACGGCAAGGTTATTACTGATGCAGGATTGCAGTTCGGTGTGTACACTGGGGAAAGTTTTTACAAGACATACATTAAGCCTTATGGCGGTGTGAGTTATCCCATGTGGATCGCACGGTACGGCAAGAATAACGGCAAGTGTAATGTGAAGTATCAACCGCAAGTACCGAACATGGTAGGCTGGCAGTATACTTCTAAAGGTCGTGTAGGCGGCATTGTAGGCAATGTAGACATGAATGTATGGTACAAGGAGTTAGATGCCGTATATGAGGATTCTACAAGCTATAGAAACCCTTATACAGAGCCGGAAAGACTTCTTTATTACAAGCGTCTGGCAATGATGAAGGGAAATGATGTCAAGTGGGTGCAGTACGAACTTGTAAGGAAAGGCTTTATGCCGTCTGTAAATGCGAAAGGTAAGACGAACATTGACGGATATTTTGGAAAAACCACTTCTGATGCAGTAAAAGCATTCCAAAAGAGTGTTGGAATCACTGTAGATGGAAAAGTCGGTGCGGTTACAAGGGCATATCTCAAAAAGTAATTTTAGGAGCGGTAGGTGTCACAGCTTACCGCTCTTTTCTTGGAAGTGGGAGACACTTCCTTTTTTATTGCGGTAAAGGCGGTGCGGTATGGCAGATATTGATTCTTTGCAGATTAAAATAAAAGTGGATGCGAATAACGTAAGTAACGCACTGGATAAGTTGGCAAATAGTCTTACGAATTTTCAGAAAAGCTTGTCCATTGATACATCCAAACTGACAAGCATTTCTAATAGCATACAGAGTATCGCAAATGCCGCCAGTTCCATGAATGCGAGCGGTATTAAGAACATATCCACATTGACAAATTCCATTAACAGAATGGGAAAAATAGATACAAGCGGATTAAGCAGAATTTCATCTGCATTGAAGACCTTTTCTGCTGACATGGCAGGAACTAAAGTAGATGGAGTAGGGGATATTGCGAGCATAGCATCTTCGATTTCAAGACTTGGTGGTGTGGCATCCGGCAGAGCAGTCACAAACATTCCTTTACTGGCAAAGAATTTGAAGCAGTTATTTACAACTCTTTCAACCGCTCCAAATGTCAGTGAGAACATTATCCGCATGACAAATGCACTGGCAGGACTGGCATCTACTGGTGCGGCATCCGGGAGAGCAGCAAACTCTTTAGGACGTAATCTGAACACCTATACGGCAAGCGCAAAAAGAGCCACGAAGAGCACGTTCAGCCTTGCAGCGGCTTTCGGAAAATTCTACGCAACCTATTTCCTTGTGATCCGTGGAATTAAAAGCCTGTGGAAGTCTATAGAGGGAACTACGGACTATATCGAAGCATTTAACTACTACACGGTAGCATTTAACAAAGTAGGAAAGGAATGGGGCAAGGATTTTGAACAATTCGGTTACGACAATGCAGAAGATTATGCGCAGAGTTTCGGAAACCGTGTAAATGAACTGCTTGGCAAAATGTCCGGTCTGAAAGTAGATGTAGACGGTGGGCTGATTTCTGAAAGCGGAATGAAGAACCTGGGACTGAATTTACAGGAGATTACGCAGTACGCTTCACAACTTGCATCTATTACCAACTCTTTAGGGCAGACCGGAGAAGTTACTACGGCAATTTCAAAGTCCATGACAATGCTTGCCGGTGATATTTCCTCCCTGTTTAACGTGGATTTTAGTACAGTTGCAACAAACTTACAGTCCGGTTTGATCGGTCAGTCAAGAGCACTGTATAAGTATGGTATTGATATCACGAATGCCACCTTACAGACTTATGCTTACAAATACGGCATTGAAAAAGCTGTATCTGAAATGTCACAGGCAGAGAAACAGCAGTTGCGTTTACTTGCAATCTTAGACCAGTCCAAAGTATCATGGGGAGATTTAGCGAATACAATCAATTCTCCAAGTAATATGATTCGCCAGTTTACTAACAACGTAAAAGAAGCTGGTATGGTACTGGGTCAGTTGTTTATTCCGGTATTGCAGAAAGTACTTCCTGTTATTAACGGTGTCGTAATTGCGATTAAGAGACTGCTTGTTAGTGTTGCAAATTTACTGGGAATCAAGATTGACTTTTCGTCATTCGGTCAAGGTGTATCCGGGTACAATGAAGATTTGGAAGATACGGCAGATGCGCTGGATAAAGTTGGCACAAGCGCAAAAAATGCTCAAAGCGGAATCAGAGCATTTGATAAATTGAAAGTTATTTCCACACCAAAATCCAGTGGTTCCGGAAGTGGTGCTGGTGGAGCAGGAATTGACCTTACCAAAGAAATCATGGATGCTACTGCAGAGTACGAAAAAGTATGGCAGGAAGCATTCGACAAGATGCAGAATACAGCTATGGGCTGGGCTGATAAAGTAAGCAAGGTGTTTAAGCCAGTGAAAGACATCATAGAAGATCTGGCATATGCATTTAAGTTTGATTCTGATGCCTGGTTTAAGGTTGCCGGAATGGATACGTCCAAACTGGTAACTGGTATTTTTGACTGGTTCACAAGAGCAATAGATTCTGTTGACTGGGAAAAAATCGGAAGACACATAGGTAGTTTCTTGGACGGAATTGATTGGACGGCAATCTTTACTTCTGCCGGAAATTTCATAGAAACTGCCATAAATGCGGCAATCGATCTATGGAAAGGAAGTTTTGATGCTGCACCGATTGAAACCACGATTATCACAGCAATAGGTCTTTTAAAGTTTACTGGTGTTGGAGATATCATATGGGGAAAAATATCGGACAAGTTATCAGCCAAAGTACTAGGATCAAGTATAGGAATAGTTCCGACAATTGCAATAGCTGCTGTTACTTGGGAGATTGGATTTAATGTAGGAAAATCTTTAGGGAAAGCATTGTTCCCAGAAGACGCAGAGTACTACGACAATTTTACGTGGTTTGGTGAAAATGGTTTTTTTGATACATTAAAAAATACTGATTTTACCACATTAAAAACTGCGTGGGATGATTTATACAAAGATATAACAGATAATGATTTGTATAGATTCTTGACAGGAACAATGTTGCTTCCAAAACATAGCACTCTTGATGATTTTGGAGATAAAATTGATTGGCTAATTGATAAAATAAAAAATACAAAAGTAGATATGTCAGATACTTTTGGTCTGTCATCTGCACTTATCAATATAGCACCACTTGTTGGAAACTGGTTTAATGAAAATGTATCTCCTTGGTTCACAAAGGAAAAGTGGCAAGGAATGGGTCAAACTATAGAGTCATCACTTTCTGAAAAATGGACTTCTTTTACAACATGGTGGAACCAAACAGGATTTTCAAGTTGGTGGAAAAAAATTTCAGAGCAGTTTGGACTAACAAAATGGAATAAATTGCTTGAAAACATTCCAACGGCGTTTAGAACAGCATTTAAAACAGCAGCTAATGTTGCAATAGCTCCTTTGAACCTTGTAATAAGTGGAATAGAAACCATGATAAACAATGCCATAGACCTTATTAATGGTTTGATGTCTGCAGCAAGGTTAATACCTAAAATTGGTGACGCAGTTCCGAATAATATACAACACATTAGTGTTGGAAGAATACCTACATTTGAAAAAGGTGGTTACGTTCCAAGCCGATATACGATGTTCATGGCAGGAGAGAACGGTATACCGGAGATTGCCGGAACAGTAGGTGGAAAAACAGCGGTTGCCGGTGGAGTTGAAATCACTGGAATCAAAGATGCCATCAATTCCACGGCACAACAGGAAATTGCACTTCTGAGACAGAATAATCAGCTACTGCAAGGAATCCTTGAAAAAGAGTTTGGAATAACAACAGATCAAATTGGAATTGCCGCAAGACAATACGGTCAAGAGCAATTTAACCAAAAACACAAGAATGTATATGTATTTTAACACAGACAGCACTCTGAATGGGTGCTGTCTATTTTTATGCAATAAGGCGGTGGGCGTATGTCAGCATATCAAGGATGGCTTTTAAAAATTGGAGATTACGTTATTGACCAGTCAAGATTTATAGCCGCTGAAAGTTATCAGCCAGCTGTAAATATGCAAGATGTAGACCCGTGGACTGATGCAAATGGATACGTACATAGAAATGCTGTGGAGCTAAAAGCATTAAGTGTTGATTTTTCAACGCCTGCGATGCTGACGGATGACGATTTGCAAGAGTTACTGTCCGGGATACGAAGAAACTTTATTGATGCAACGGAACAGGGATGTAATATTACGGCATACATTCCATTTTTAGGTCAATATGTCACACAATATGGATATATGGCTGATATAAAGCCTACAATCTATGGAACTTATGACGGAGAGATTAAATACAATCAGATAGAATTTTCATTTGTCGGAGGTGTAGCGAATGAGTAACTATACCTATGCGGATTTGTTTGATAAAAGCGCATCCAAAAAGGAAATCACGATTGAAACAGAGGACAAGTCTGTAAAAATCACCAACAGCGAAATCCATTTTGAACAGTTTGAATTAAAAGAAATACTATGTGATGATGATTACCTTACATTTGGACAGTGCAATGCATCACAGTTAAAATTCAAAATTTCCAACGTGTTCACAAGCATGATTGGGAAAAAGATAAATATTTCTGCTGTGATTAATGGACATGCTGACGCACCTTTTATTTTTGGAAAATACCGTGTCATTTCCGATAAACCAACAGATGATAAGCGTTACCGAAATGTGACCGCTTATGACGCAATATACGACATTGGAGAAGCGGAAGTATCTTCATGGTATAACGGATTAAAGTTTCCTTTGAAGTTAAAGCAGTTCAGAGACAGCTTTTTTGCATATTTTGGTGTTGAACAGGTAGAAACCACATTACCTAACGACAACATGGAAGTAGCAGAAACAATCAAACCAAGCGAACTGTCTGGACAGACTGTCATGGAAGCAATCTGCTCAATAAACGGATGCTTTGGACACATTAACCATGATGGAAAATTTGAATATGTTTTCCTTAAAGAAATAATATCCGGATTATATCCACAAAAAGGATTATATCCACAGAAAGGATTATACCCTAGAAAAGGTTCTGAAAAAGAAAAGGTTACTGGTGGAAAATACAAATCAGTTAAATATGAAGATTTTGTCTGCCAAAAAGTTACAAAAGTGCAGATAAGGCAATCAGAAAATGATATTGGTGCAGTTTACCCAGATACAGAGATTACCGAGAACGACAACAGTTATATTTTGCAAGATAATTTCCTTGTTTATGGAATGGGTGCAGATGCCCTAGAAACGGTTGCAAGAAATCTGTATGAGGTTATTAAAGTTGTAAAATATAGACCTTATAACTGTGAAAAAATAGGAAATCCTTGTTTGAGCCTTGGAGAAGCAGTCAATGTATATACGGCTAAAGAAATCATAGAAAGCTATGTGTTGAGCAGAACATACAAAGGAATCCAACAACCGACAGACACCATATCAGCAAGCGGAAAATCTCCAAAGTACAGTGAACAGGTAAATGGAATTAACAAAAGTATAATTCAACTCCGTGGAAAGACTAATGAACTAGAACGGAATGTAGAAGAGACCCGGTCTGAGATCAAGGATGTAGAGAGCGGATTGGATACGAAAATTACGCAAAATGCAGGAAAAATTGAAGCAGAAGCGAAAAGGGCAACAGATACAGAAGTAGAATTGGCAGCGGCAATATCTTTGCAGGCAGACCAAATCAAATTAAAAGTATCAAAAGGTGATGTCAGTTCTCAGTTAAGTGTTGAAAGTGGACAGGTAAGTATTTCTGGAAACCGTTTTGTATTGGAAGCAGATAACTGTAGCATATCAGCAGATGGAACTATAACAGCTAAAAACGCAGTAATGACTGGTAGTTTTAAGTCTATAGGGGAAGACGGAAGTTACACAGAAGTATCATCAGGTGAAATTAAATTTTATAACGAACTATTGCAAAGCACAGGATCTATAAAAGGATTGGGACAATATCTTACTATTGATGCTTCAATGGTAAGTGTAAGCGGAATTTTAGTGGTAGGAAATGGAGCAACATATGATTCACAATATGTAAAAAACATATCAACAACTTCTCAAATATTGGGCAGTAAGACAGTACTGACAAGTGCCACATTAAGTGTCACAAAAAATTATATAAATGGAACCGTATCAGATGTATCTTTGGTAACACAAACAGCCAATGTTGCTGATTATCCTGGACATAATGTTAATTTTATTACAGGAGTTTCATCACTTGGAGGTTTGCTCACTGCAACATCTGGAATTGTCACACTTATGACGTAGGAGATTTATTATGGTAAAAAAAATATTTATTCTTCAAACGATTATTGGAAAAACAATGAAAGAAGTAATGGAAGAAAGGCAAGAAATTCAGCAATATATAGCTTTTACCATTGGAATTTCCACGTTTACGGAAATCAATGCCACATTGTTTAGCACGGAAGATGGCGATGGTTTTGAAGAGTTTATGAAGCAACTGATTGACATGTCGGATACAGTGGTTGCACAGAGCGGATATGAGGTATCTGAACTGTGCAAAAATCTGTATGCATATGCAGAAGAGCAAGGAAAAGAAATCTATGTAAGGGAGAATTGATATGGCAGCAAACTTTGAGATTAAGAAATTAAAAAGCAACCTTGTGACAGTATTAAATCAAACACCGTTGCCTATCGAGGTGAAAAGGCTTGTACTGTATGAAGTGTATTCGGAGACTAAACAGTTATCAGATATGCAGATTATGAAAGAGGAAAGCGAGGTATCTGCAGATGGCGTTGAATAAGGTTTATACCAGAATTAACTGGGAAAATTACCCCAGTGAAAACACAGACATTGATGAAATAAATCTTAATAAAATGGATTCTGCCATTGATGCGTTGGACAACCGTATCATATCACAGGATGCGTTAAAAGTAAACAAGTCTGAAATAAACGCAAATATTGCTGATTGGACTATGGACGAAACAACCGGTGTTATTACTATTACAAAATACAACGGTGAAAAAATTATTTTTGACCTTAACATTGAAAAAATTCCTGTCGGCTTTTCCATGTCTGATGACGGAATCATTACCATGACTACGGAAGATGGAACACAGTTTACGGCTGATATTGGTTCTATGATTCCGGTGTTGACATTTGAAGATTCTGCAACCATAGCTGTTTCCGTGACTGGTACTGGAAAGAATAAGACTTATTCTTTTTCAATCAAAACAGGATCAGTAACAGATGCTATGCTGCAGCCTAATTATTTAGCAGATATTAGAGTAGAATCCGCAAATGCATCTGCTTATGCGCAATCTGCAAATGCAAAATCTGTATTGGCTGAATCTTATGCCATAGGTGGAACCGGAACAAGAGAAGGAGAAGATACCGATAACGCAAAGTATTATATGGAGCAGGCAAAACTGCAAACAGGCGGTATACCTACAAAAGTCAGCGAATTAGAAAATGATGTTGGATACATTACAAAATCAGTTTCTAATTTGACAAATTACTATGACAAAACAAGCGTTGATAAAAAAATAGATGCAATTCCTAAAACGTATTTGACAAACTATTTGACCAAAACTGGTGACGGTAGTAATTTGACTGCGGCGTTTGAAGAAGCAACAACTTTAGAGGAATTAACGACAGGAGAAAAGTTATCATCTATTTTTGGAAAACTTAAACTGGCTGTAAAAAACCTTAAATCACTTATAGGCCTTATCGGAACTACCGATATTTCGACTATTGGTGACGGTACTATCACTGGGGGATTAAGTGATGTAAATGGCAAGTTAAGCTTGTATACATACGGAGACAAAGTATATGGATCAAGTAGTACTACTATATCGCCAGCATCTTGGTCGGCCCAATGGATTAGTATTGTAATCCCGGATGGATATAGCTTTTTTACCGCCATATGTTGTAGTGATAATGATGTAGTCTGCGGAGTATCAGCAGCTAATTACGACAGTGATAACAATCGATTACTTGTTAACGCTTACAATCGCCATACACAGTCACGAGACTTTTCCCATGTGTATATAGTACCGATTTTTATAAGAGACTAATTATTGGCACATGTAGACACATGATAGCCTCAACGTATGCCCTTTTGATACTGACTTACGGTTTACGATTGCTGAACCATTGATATAAAAATCATTATAAGTATTATCTTCTGCAACAAAGGCACCAGGATAAGGATCACCCGTATATGTTTTTGGCAACTCGGCAACTATAGCGGAGTATGCATCTATATCATTTGTGGTGGTTAATGTACCACATCCAATGCACATATGTCCGATTTTGGTATATGTAAATATGCCAGTGATATTATCATGAACTATTGCTTCAGTTGCGGTGTCTAACTTGCCATTTACAGAAGTAGTCATAAAAAATATTTGCGAAATAACAACAAAAAAGAGCATGGTGCAAAAACCATGCTCTTAATCTCTTTATCTGATTCCCCAGTCACCGTCATTGTTGACGAAACCAACCACATATCCTATCATGTCATCAATAATATTTTCCGGGAGTATGCTGTTTGGAGACATAAGCGGAACATATCTCCATTTTTTTACACCGTCTTCAATTATATGTGTTTTCACGACAATATATATCCCACCATTACTGGTCACAATACATCGTTCACCGTCTTGCGGCTCACGATCCGCAGCAAGAAGAATAATTTCCCCAGGCAGATAAAACGGCATATAGTAGTCGCAAGGAATTTTCACACCGATATAAGCCTTGGATTTTATGTCTTCCGGCAAATTTTCTATGCACATGGGTTCCACGGCATTTGTGGTTGCGATAATTCCATTCATAAGTTGTGGATTAAGGACAGAAATATACTTGTGCGATTTTTCAAGACTGAAATAGATTTTAGCTTGGTGACGTATGAAGTAACGGATAAGGTACAGAGAGTGTTCCGGCAGACTGCGGCATATCTTGACAGATTCCAACATCTTATCTTCCATAGTTCCGCAACCTACCAGTTCATCTACACTGATTCCAAAGGCTCTAGCAAGCGCAACAGCGGTCGATAGCTTTGTGTCGTTAGAATTACCGTATAATAGTGAATTAAGCGTAGAATAAGGCAAATTAGCTTCATCAGCAAGCTTGTAAACCGTCATGTCCGGCTCATTGAGAAATTCATGGAGATTCCCACGAAAACTTAACATATAATTAGTACGGTTGACTGATAGATGTGTCGATATTTCTTTGATTCGGTCTTTTTTCATCATGTTTTTTATCCCCCTTTCACATGATACACTTGTAACATCCCTTGTTTCAAGGGACTTCAAGTTCTGGCGAGGGCGGTGTTTATTGGCGTTTTCACCGTCCTCTTTTTGTTGATATTTTACAACAATAAAAAACGTGCGTCAAATAAATATTGATTGTTTAGAACATATGTTCTATAATTTGATGTATCGCTACCAAGTGCGGAAAGATTAGGGGGTGTACTATGGGGAAAGAAGATTACAAAAAAAGAATAATAGACATGATAAATAAAATAAATGATGCAGGTACTTTAGAATACCTGCATACATTCATAAAACTATTTTTGTCAAAATGGGGTTAAACCTCGTTATTTTTTCTGACCAACATTGATTCTATCATATCCATTACAACTTCTTTATCTCTCTGATCTAGTAATGAATATTTATAATAGAAATCGAAATCTTGTTCAGCTTTCGCAGCAGAATCTTTTCTTTCAAAAGGAACATCGAATCCCATTAACCATGCTTCTGTCACACCAAGAGCCATGCCAAGCATAACCAGTTTATCTTGGCTTGGTTCTACTTTCCCGGAAACATATTGGCTGATGTCTGATTTATTCATCTTAACATCAAATTTTGCACAATACGGAAGCACTTTATTAAGAATATCTACTTGTTTTAAATTCCTTTCTTCCATTATCTGCCGAAGTCTTTGCGAGGTAGTAAACCTTTTCATTTTATATCCCTCCTTTCAAATAAGAATATAACATTATTTGAACAAAAGTTCAATACTTAAAACTTAAAAAGTTAAAATATTTGAATTTTAGGTTGACATACACCGCAAGCAGTGGTAGTATACAAATAGTTAAAAGATTTGAACTTGAAAGGAGGTTGAACAATGGCTTTTAACTACAGAAAATTAAAAGGAAGAATAGTGGAAAAGTACTCTAATCAATCAAATTTTGCAGAAGCATTAGGGTGCTCAGAACGTACACTTTCTCTGAAAATGAATGGAAAACGTCCGTGGAAACAGCAGGAAATTCTTACAGCAATTAGACTTCTTGATTTGACCGAGAACGATATACAAGAATATTTTTTTAACACGGAAGTTCAAAACATTTAACTTTTGAAAGGAGAAAAGCATGAAAAAGTCATATGGATATGAAGCTGGAGGTAATAGCATGAATTTGTCCGACAGCGTAGAGTGTATGGCACTTCTGATTGCAGAAGATTGTTGTGGCGGTGAGAAGAGAATCGAAGAAATACAGCAACAGTGTAAAATCCTCGATTCTCTCTCAATGGCACTACTGGCAGTTAAAAAATAGTTCTTATATTGCGCATTGGATTGATAGCTGCTTCACATTTTGCCTGATCCGGTTTTTCTTCCGGTAAAGACATGATGATTTCGGAATAGTATTGGTCGTACAGGTTCTTAAAATCATCAAAACTTCCGGTATATCCACAGATTTTAGCAATAGCATAAGCGGATGCATATTCTTTGGAATCCAATATAATTCACCTCCTTATATAAGAATAAGGAGAGTATACCACAAATAGGGAGTTAATTGAATGAGTGAAAAAGAAAAAATGGCGGAGGAATTTGCCAAGAGAGGTGAGAAGAGTGAAAACATCAAAAATTGAGATTCACCAGTGTGACGGTGAAGAGGGAGTTTTTACAGAAGTACTAATTGACGGTCACAAAATTAACGGTGTGAGAAGTTTCACACTAAAGCAAGGGGTTGGGGATGATATTCCTACTTTGACGCTTGATCTTAATGCACTTAATATTGCAACGGATATGAAAGTGTTGCGGATTATGCAGGAGGGGTTAGGAGAAATCGAAAGCATTAACTTCAAAAAAGAATAGGCTCCCATATTTCAGAGAGGAGAAATAAAATGCAAAGTCAGTTTGAGAGAGAACTTCTCAAAACCTTAAAGAGCATTGACGGCACTCTGAAAAGAATTGAGAAGTCCATGAATGATGAAGAGAAACAGCATACGACCATTTGTAATGCAGTTTCTCATGCAATGAAAGGAGAACATGAATGAAAAAATGGACTTACCGCCAGAAGAGAGATCTTCTTGACAAATTAGAACCTTGGATCACTGCATTGGTTCAACTCATAAGTGCATTGGCTGGGGCGGCTGTCGGAATAGCTATCTGCTACTTTTTCTAAGTGGTATGTTGCAGTTGCAGTTATTAAAGACACAACAAAAGGTATGAGTATATTTCTTAAAAATGAGAGAAACAAATGTTCTTTGTAGAATCTTCCTTTTGAAGACAAAGTAAATTTGAACATTTCACGATTTATGGATGAACTAACTATGGTGAAATATCCCTTTTCCTTTAAGGACAAAAATGCTTGGTAAACATCTTCACCATTGTAATTCCCTATTTCAGACAATGAAATGGAACATTCAGAAGATTTTACAGTTTTCCTAAGTACTTTTCTTTCGATTTTGAGAAGCATATGAAACCTCCAGTTTTTTAGAACATTATACCACAGAAAGGAGAACAATGAACGAATTACAAACATCAAACATGAAAACACCCATTGAGATTGCGCTGGGTGTTGATGAAAACGGAATGACTACTGCAAGAGCGTTATATGAGTTTTTGAGCGGAGAAAAAAGTCATTTTGCAAGATGGGCGAAAACAAACATTGAGGAAAACGAGTTTTACGAGGAAAACAAGGACTGGTGGGGGTTCGCCACGATGGCGAACGGTAACGAATGCAAGGATTACCGACTAACTACCGACTTTGCAAAACATCTGTCAATGGAAAGCCATTCTGCAAGGGGCAAAGAAGCAAGACAGTATTTTATCACCATAGAGGACAGGACGAAGCAAGAAGTAATAAATCGGTCACAACTTTCTCCACAGATGCAGATGGTTATGCAAATGGCTGAGAGCATGGCGAGACAGGAACTGGAACAGAAGAAACAAGCTGAACAGGTTCAGAAGTTGGAAAGTACAGTCACCAACATGAAAGAAATTTTCACAGAGCCTATCGGAGACTGGAAAGCAGACATCAATGCAAAGGTACGCAATATTTCCGCAAAGAGCGGTATCGACTATCAGACACTTTACAATCAGATGTACGGTGAACTGGAAAACGAAGCACATTGTGTTTTATCAAGGCTTCAGAGCAATAAAATCAAGCGTATGGAAGATGCCGGCAACACGAAAACAGCTATCAAAGAGGGAACTACAAAGATTGCGGTTATTTTTGACAATGTAAGACTGAGAGTAATCTTTGAGAATATCGTAAGGAGATATGCTATGAGGTATTGCGTATGAGAAAAATAGTTGAGGTTGTCCTTATGGTTTTCTTTTGGTTATTAGGAATATTCACGGGGGTGATTCTACTCTATGTTATATAGAGACAAAAGAATATTAAAGATTATAACAACAATAAAGCTGTTTCTTCCTATTATAATAGCACTCTCCATCACATTTACATCCACGGCACAGCCATCCGGCAGTTTTATCTCCGAGGAAGCACAGGAAACGTGTGTAAAGTACGGTGAGGAATACGGCATCTGCCCGGAACTGCTCATGGCAATGATCGAGAAAGAATCTTCCGGCAGACCTGATGTGGAAAGTGGCGGTTGCAAAGGTCTGATGCAGATTTCTGACAGATGGCATAAAGACCGCATGGAACGTTTGGGAGTGACGGATATTTACTCCGTGGACGGTAATATCCATGTGGGAGCCGACTACTTGTCGGAATTGTTTGAAAAGTACTGTGATGTAGGAATTGTACTTATGGTTTACCACGGAGAGAAGAACGCAGATACAAAGACAGAATTAAGTGATTACGCAGACTGGATATTAACCAGGAGCGCAGAACTGGAAAGGATGAACGGAAAATGAAAAACAGAGAGAAGTATGCGGAACAGATTATTAATATGGCTGCAAATGACATTAAAATAACTGTTGATAAGGAAGGAAGATTGAGCGATTGCTTTTCTATTAATTGTCATGATTGCGCATGGAGAAGTTGCAACAACTGCAGAAAAAAATTTAGGGAATGGTTAGAACAGGAATATGTAGAACATGTTGTTGATTGGTCGAAAGTGCCTGTGGACACAAAGATTCTTGTGAGAGATTCAGAAACTGGACAGTGGAGTAGAAGACACTTCGCAAGATACAAAAATAATATTGTTTTTGCATGGGACAGAGGTTGTACATCTTATTCTGCTGACGGATACCATAATGTTTCAACTTGGAAGTATGCCAAACTTGCGGAGGAAGATGTATGAGTGCCAAAAGGCGGTTTACAGTCAAAGGGTGCATCGGAAAGATATTTTACAGTCCGAAAGAATGGGAAGTTGACCGTGAAACAGCATTCTATTACAGAATTGTAAACCGCAATACCGGGAAGAAAAAATGGTTAAGAAAGGAGTATTTTTATGCAGAAGCGACAGATTATCCCCATCGTCCGTGCGAATGAGATTCTGATTGCAAGACTGTTAGATGCAGGAATCTTGTATATCAGCGAAGAGGACAACATGATCCACGTAACAGAAGACTGAAAGCCGGAGGAGTGAGGAAATGGAAAGGAAGATAAGAAAAATCTTGGTAGAACTGGGGCTGAAACAGTACTTGCCGGGATTCCAGTACATCATCGAGGTCGAAACGCTGATGTTTGAGAATCGGAACAGAAGACTTTCTGAAATCTACCGGATTATCGGAGAGAAACACAGCACAAATGAAAAAAGTGTGTACCGGGCGATCAAGTGGGTTGTTGATAAGATGAACCCAAGCACAGAGCTATACAAGGAGATCAATGAGACAGACAAGCCGGTCTCAATCTATATGTTTGTTAATTCACTGTATTTATATCTTTGGGAGGATAGGAAAAATGAGGATTAAACACACCTTTTTGCAGAATTTCTGCAAATTCTATGGTTCTAACGTAGTGGACACTGATTTATACGACCGGACAGAGGTTTCCGGTGTAAATGAAACAGGTAAGTCCACGATCAAAAGAGCAATTCAGTATATTTTTGGATGCCGTGACGAGAACGGCAGAGAGATCACCGGAATCAGACCGCACGATAAGGACGGCAATGACATCGACGGAGATATTACCGCAGAAGTTACCGTGGAGATTGACGGTACAGACAAGGTTCTGAAAAAAGTATGCCGTCAGAACTTCAATAAGAAAGGAGAGTTTACCGGGAATGTCACGGATTACTATGTGAATGATATTCCCAAAAAGGCAGCAGATTTTGAAGCATTTTTGGAAGAGAGTGTCTGCGGAAAAGATAAGTTTTCACTTTGCATCAATGCCATGACACTTCTGCTGAAAGGTGGCACGGATCAGAGAGCACTTCTCACTGATATGTTTGGCCAGCACAGTAATGATGACATTTGCAATCAGTTTCCGGAGTTTGAAGCATTAAGGACTGTTCTGCAGGATGGAACGGTTGATGAACTGAAAAAGCGTTGCAATACGCAGTTATACGGCACAAGGGGAAGAAATGGAACCAAAGGTTTGCAGGATTTACTGGATGAAATTCCAAGCCGAATTGACGAGGTAAGCCGTCAGAGAGTGGATATTGACCTTGCGGATTTGGAACTGAAAAAGAAAGCTTTAATGGATAAGCTGTCAGAGAACATTAAGCAGCAGACAGATACGCAGAACAGCATGATTTCCTACGATAAGCTGTCTGATGGAATCATTGAGTTAAAAGGTCAGTTGAGCGCATTGCAGCAGAAAGCAAATGAAAAACTGGATGCGGACAGAAGAGAGAAGCGCACAACACTGAATCAGATTCAGAATGAGCATCAGAAAGAGTTGCTTAAGGCAGATACAATTCGTGAAGAGATCACGGAACTGGAAAAGCGTATCGCACAGTATGAGCAGAAGAGACAGGAATTGAAGAAGAGTTGGGATTTGAATAAAAGCCTTAAATTTGATGAAAACTCTTTGATCTGTTCTTATTGCGGACAGGAATACCCGGAAGAGAAGAAAGAGCAGTTAAGAACGGAGTTTGATGCACGCAAGGCACATGAACTGGAACTGATTACCAAAGAGGGTTCTTCCTGTGCTGACCATATCAAAGCGGATCAGGCAGAACTGGAACATAAGCGTGAGGAACTGAAAAAGACCGAGGATGAAGTGGAGCGGTTGGAAAAAGAGATTGCCATTGCTGATAATGCCTTAAATTCCATTCCGGCAAGCGTGGATATTTCCAACACAGAAGAATACAAAGCTATCCAGTCACAGATTGCAGAGAAAGAAGCTGCCATGAACAAATTCACTGCCATGAATCTTCTCAGAATCCAGTTAAAAGGTGATGAAGAGCAGATTCGAAATGATATTTCTGCGGTTGATAAGTCTTTGGCAAGCGTAAGCATTAACGAGAGTGTGGATAAGCGTATTGTAGAACTGGAACAGGAGCGAAAGAACATTGCACAGAAGATTACGGATGTGCAGTCACAGCTTGACCTGTTAAAGAAATTCAGCCGGAAGAAGAACGAACTGTTGGAAGCTGATGTGAACAAGTATCTTTCTTTCTGCACAGTTCGTATGTTCAGACCTCTTGTGAATGGTGACACGGAAGAATGCTGTGACTTTACATACCGTGGAGAGCCTTACAGCCGTAACATGAACCACGGAGCAAGGATTCTGACGGAGATTGACATTTGCAATGCGTTTCAGAAGCGGTGCGGTGTGGAATTGCCTATCATGGTTGACGATACCGAGAGCCTTGACCCGTGGAAGATTCCTGATGTTGACAGTCAGCTGATTATGTTCCGCAGAAGTGATGATGCGAGTTTGAAAGTGGAGGAAGTGAAGAATGAGTAATGAAGCAGAAAAACGCTACATTGTCGAGCGTGAGTTTGAACACGTAGGGTATAAATGCGTTGTGATATTTGGAAATATGGCTCACAGGTGCGGATATGTTGGCATTCCAAAGAATCATACGTTATACGGAAAAAATTATGATTACCATCTTGAAATTAAAAAATCAGATATTTGGGGCAGAGAAGTAAGTGGCATTTTCCCTTTGCTTGGTGCTTATATTGATGAAGATGAAAGAATTCGAATTGAAGCATATTTCCAGTGTCACGGAGGTATTTCATATTCAGGTGGTGGAACAAATTCAAATTATCCTATCAAAAGTGATTTATGGTGGTTTGGGTTCGATTGCGGTCACGCTGGAGATAAGGCGGATTTGGATTATGCAATACAGAAATTCCCAAGCCGTAAAGAAATTTATCAGATGCAAAAAATGATAGAAAGTAAATTTCCTGTTGGTGTCGATGTCGTTCGTTCAGAAGAATATGTTGCTGATGAATGTAAGAAGTTGGCGGAGCAATTGAAAGAGTTTGAAAGGAATGAAGAGAATGCAGATTAAGAAAGAGACAGTCATTTCCGTTTTGACAACAAGAGGAGAAACAATCAATGCCGGTGACACCGTGATATTCAATTTTGATGACAAGTGTTGCGTGGGTGTGTACCTGGGACTTTCAGACCGTGGAGCATTGAAATTCAAAGGCAAGATTGCTGATACGGATGTGACATTCCATGTGATGCCTAGAAGCATCAAGGAGATTTACAAAGCTGATGTGACAGTGCATCAGGGAGTTGCAAGTGGCTTTATGAATGAGCCGGAAAGCGAGGAAGAATAAGATGGAAAAACATAAATTTAAGGTTGGAGACAGAGTAGTTGAAAAAATAAATCAGAAAAAAGGTATTGTAGTCGATTTTTTAAGAAACGAAGACCTTGTTCTTGTAAAGTTTGATGGTTGGAACAAAGGGCATGACGGAAATGGGTATACAAGAAGTGGCAAAACTTACTCTGGAAATCATTGTTGGTATTTTTGCAAAGAAGAATTAGAAATAATAAAGGACGAAACCATCGTCATCTACCGCAAGGACAACAAAGTGATTGCACTGGACAAGTCCACTGGCGAGAAAGCAGAAGCAAACTGCAATCCTGCTGATGAATTTGATTTCCGTACTGGTGCTAAGTTGGCTTTTAATCGGCTGATGGGCGAAGATGCGAAGCCTGATAACGGTGTCCGGGAGGTTAAGAGAAAAGCTAAAGTCGGTGAGTACATCAAGGTTGTTTATGCGATGCCTTGTTTGATTCCTTATAAAAACGGAGATATTTTCAAAGTAAATTGCGTTACGACATCAGGATGTATTTGCAAAAAATCTGAGGAAAATGTTGGTTTATTGCACAAAGAGTACGTTGTCCTTGAAAACTACAAACCGGAAGAAAAATCGCAGGAAGATGATGACAGCGAAATCCGTGTCGGTGACATGGTAGAGGTAACACGAAGCGGTGGTTGTTATTCAACGTACGATACATGGAGTGGACTTGGAAGTTATAGGCAAAATTTTGTTAATGGAGTTTCTGTTGAAGACGGAATGGTTGCAAAGGTTTTGAACATTGCGAAGCATGACAGGCTGCATAATTTTCGCCTTGCACTTATTCAGAATCCCAAGACAACACAGGTATTCATCATCAAAATTGACGGCATCAAAAAGGTAGAAAGGTAGGTAGAAACATGGCAGACGAAAAGAAGCAGGAAAACACAGGAATTGTGGAATACGAATCAAATGGGGAAATTGTAAAAATTTCCCCAACAACGGTAAGAAAGTACCTTGTAAGCGGTGGTGGAAACGTATCGGATCAGGAAGTAATGATGTTTATGTCTCTTTGCAGATATCAGCATCTTAATCCTTTTTTGAAAGAAGCATACCTCATTAAGTTTGGAAACAATGATCCTGCTACTATTGTTACCGGAAAAGATGTTTTTACAAAAAGAGCCGATGCAAATCCGAATTATGCAGGAAAAAAAGCAGGAATTATTGTTCAAAAGAAAGATGGTTCCGTTGAAGAAAGAGAAGGATCTTTTGTCCTTAAGGACGAATCTATTGTAGGAGGTTGGGCTAAAGTGTTTATCAAAGGAAGAGAGACACCGGAGTACCAGTCAGTATCTTTCGATGAATATGTTGGAAGAAAAAAAGATGGAACAATCAACGGTCAATGGTCTAAAAAGCCTGCAACAATGATAAGAAAAGTTGCTGTTGTACAGGCATTAAGAGAAGCTTTTCCGGATAAATTCCAAGGTTTGTATGCGCAGGAAGAATTTCCTGATGTTTCCGATGTGAAACTTGATGTGGAAAAAGTTGTGGCAGAAGAGGTACAGGCAAATGCAAACAATATCGAGTTTCCTGACGCAACATTTGAGGAAGTGCCGCAGACCGCAGAGACGGACATTGCCAGCGCAGAGACACCGGATTGCTTTAAGTAGGGAGAATTGAGGACATGGAAGATACTGTTAAATGGAAAGTGAACGGCATTTTCAAAGCTGATGCGAACAAATGCTATTCAGAAATTATTTCCTTGGAGAACATCACACCTAGTTCTTTACTTGAAAGAGCAAGGGACAAGGAATCTGAATTACATAAATGTTTTGAATGGGATAACGATGTGGCAGCAGAAAGATACAGAATCACGCAGGCAGGAAATATTATCAGAATGCTTTACATTGCTCCCAAAAGCGAAGATGTGCCACCCGTCAGAGTATTAAGCAGAACATCTGACACGGTGTATCAGCCGACAAGAACTTTTTTGACGAACCATGATGAATACGATGATTTGCTGAAAAGAGCGTTGTCGGAACTGGAAAGTTTCAGAAAGAAATACAATACACTTTCTGAACTTGAATCGGTATTTGAGCAGATAGATTTAATCACTGCTTAGATATATATAAGCATCAAACAGAACATAACTGGATAAATCAAGACAGGAAAAGACAAAACAACCTATATTCAAGTGCTTTATAGGTGGGATAAACACCTATTATATAACAGCTTTTTATAAAATATCGAGAAAACAGGACAAAATGAAAAAGGAAAATAAAGCAAATCATAGGACATTTTATCTCACTTGTTAAGCACTTGATTATAGGCACAAACTGATAGCATTTTATAGGCGGTATGATACCGCCAAAAATAAGAATTAAACAGGACATTATAGGAAAGCAAATTAAATTATAGCATAGAACATCATATCGCTTACAAAGTGCTATCAGTAACTGCTTACCGTTTTATAGGTGGCATAAGCCACAAAAGCAAAGAAAAACACATTACAAGACAATACAGAACAAGACATTACAATACAAAACAGAACACTACAAAAATTATTGTTTATGCCACTTACAAAGCGGTAAGCACACAAAAGAATAGAAAAGGAGATTATATCATGGCAAATACGGAAGTTATTGAAATTAGACCACTCAACATCAAAACCGCAGAAATCACTATTGCAGGTGACGGAGATTTGATTCTGAACAAGATGAATGATGTAAATGCAAGAGATTTGATTGACAAGCGCAAGGACAAGGCAAAGGACACAGCGAAGCCTAACCCATGGGAATCTATTATCACTGCTATGCACTGGTACAATGGAAAACCTACCGATTTTTCAGAGGAAGGACTTGTAAAGGCATTAAAGGAAAATGCACCATGTATTACTGGTTTTGGATTGAAAAAATCTTTCGGACAGGCTGTCACGCAGAACAAGATTGATACATATGCTACGAAATTCAATGCAGGAGTAAATATCATTGCAAAGGGAGATTTAGTCCCTATCCAGTTTGCAGAACATCACATTGACGAGAAGTTGATGTCACCTAAAAAAGGAAGTCCAGTTCTTGTGCGACTGAACAGATTTAGCGGTTGGAAAGCTACTTTTACAATTCAGTACACCGAGAACGCATACTCCATTGAACAAATTGTAAACATCATAAATCTTGCAGGATTCGGAAATGGAATCGGAAGTGGAAGAAGTAGTGGCTACGGCAGATACCATGTAGAGGGCATTAAGTAAAAAATAAATACAGGTTGGGTACTTTATAGGCGGTGCAAACCGCACATCAATATAACCTTGAACAACATAGAATATTACAGTATAAAATATGACACGATATTATATTGCTTTGTGTATAAAGTGCCCAACCACAAGAAAGTGAGGTGATGAAATGCTCAAATTGAAATGTTGCGGTTCAGGCAGTTCAGGCAACTCATACGCACTCATGACGGAGAATGAAACACTTCTGATTGACGCAGGAATGGGAATCATGGATATAAAGCGTATGTGTGACTGGAATGTAAAAAATATTGTTGGTTGCATAGTTTCACATGAGCATGGTTAGGAGACCATAGCAAGAGTATTGAAGATTTGCGGAGAATGGGAATCAGAGTTGTAGCACCGTATGAAAGCGGAAAAGTAGAGACAATGCACTTTACTTTAGGTGATTTCGACATACAGGCGTTTGATGTTCCGCACAATGGTTGTTGGAACAACGGATTTTATATTAAGACACCTTTGCCGTATTCACAGAGAATTATTTATGCCACGGACTTTGAATACATTCCATATAATTTCCGCAAACAGGAGATAGATTGTTTTTTGATCGAGTGTAACTATCAGAAGAAATATGTTGACATGGATGCACCTAATTACGTTCACAAGGTCAAAGGTCACTGCGAACTGGATACTTGCAAAGGAATTGTCGAAGCGAACAAGTCAGATGCCTTGCAAAACGTCATATTGTGTCATTTGGGCGGTGATACAACCGATGCCGATGAATGTGTCGCAGAGGTAAAAAAGATTGTTCCATTGGCGAATGTGGACTATGCGGCAGCAGGCAAGGAATGGATTTTACGGAATGGAAAGGAGTGCCCGTTTTGATTGAGTGGAGTTTAATATCTAAACTTATGAATTGCTTTCCGAATAGTGTTGTAACAATCAAAGTAGAATTTATAGCACATATCGAAAGCAACACATATTTTATATTGAAAGATTGTAATACAGAAATGGATGTGAAGTGTAAAGTTTTGGAATGGCTTTCAAGGGCAGCATACAAAACAGAACAATACAGCACTAAAAAGAGCAATGACAAATTCCATAAATTCATTTTGCAAGGAATAAATGATTTTTTGGGTACTACTTTTTCAGAGAAAGATATGGAAAAAATACACATATTTGGGAAACAGATGTAACCATGAAAAAACAATAAGTTTTGTTGCCAGCGGATATGATATGAGCGTTTTAGAAGAATAGGCGGTGATGTGGTTGGCTGATTGGAAGAATATAGCAAAAGCAAAATCCATAGAGAGAAAGAATCGTGAAAGAATACTGGCGGTTAATCCACACGTAGACGATGGAAGTGGAATTTACTTTCTGACAAGAACAGACGAGGATGGTTTCCGATTTGCGTATGTGGGACAGGCGGTACACCTACTCCAAAGACTGGCAGGGCATCTTAACGGATACCAGCACATTGATTTATCCATGAAGAGCCACGGATTATATTCTGCAGATAATATATACGGTTGGAAAATCGGATTCCTAAATTATCCGGTAGAAGAACTGGACAAGTGGGAGCAGTACTGGATTAAACGTTATGCGGACGAGGGTTACCAACTTCGCAACAAGACAGCCGGTGGTCAAGGTGATGGAAAGAAGCAGATCGCAGAGTATAGACCGGGAAAAGGTTACCGTGATGGACTGGCACAAGGCAGAATCAACCTTGCAAGGGAACTGGCGAACATTGCAGACAAGCATCTGGTCATCAGTTTGAAGACTGAGAAGCAGAACAATTCCGTGTCACAAAGACAATTTGTTCGGTTTATGGAACTTTTGCATGGAGAAAAGGACGGTGAAAGTAATGAATAAAACAGACTATGAAGTACTTTTACAATACGTTGAAGAAACTGACAAGGAGTTTTATGAATCTCTTTCTACTCAAAAACAAATTATGTATCTTTGCTATCAATATGGAACTGAATCTTTTAAAAAATACTTATTTAAGTATAGATTTCAGCAAGTATGCAATAAATTAAAGGAGTTTTTCAGAAAATGGTGAAATACGAAGGTGAATGCTGCGGATGTGCAACTGAAAGAACTTGAAAATCACAGAACTTGGAGGTGATACATAAAATGCCAAAACGATATGACAATCCGCAGGAAATTTTGAAAATCATGCGGCAGACAGAACTTTTGAAGCAGTCTGCGGAAAGAAGTCCATTCACCGGAATACTTACATTGTTCTGTTATACCTTGTGGAAAGACTACAAGTACTCACAGACGAAACTTTCCGACTTCTGTGGTAAATTTACCGAGTACAACGAAAAGTACGAGAATGAGCCTTATACGGAGTTACAGAATAGGCTTAACGATTTTGCTGACTGGACGATTGAGTATAAGGAATTTACCGAAGCTGATTATCCACATTACAAGTCGGTCGTAGCGCAAAACTGCATTCGGGAACAGGTCAGATGTAACAACCTTATCAATGACTTGTCCACCAGGTACATTCTCTATGGAATGGTGATTCTTATGGAAGATGGTTTCGGGAAAAAGAAACTTACGAATTTCAAGGATAAGTTTTCTGACCACATGGACAAAGCCGGAGACAAGTGCAACGGAAAGGATTTCATGGACTTGTGGAAAGAACTGGTGGAAAACACCGGAATCTATATTGAGAAGCCTATTTTTGAGTAAGGAGTTATAAATGGCAGAAAAACGAATGTTCAGCGCAAAAATAATTGAGAGTGATGCTTTTTTGGATATTCCTGCTACGGCTCAAATGCTTTATTTCCATATCTGTATGAACGCTGACGATGACGGATTCGTGAATAATCCACGGAAAATCATAAGGATGTGCGGTGCTTCAGAAGATGATTTGAAATCCTTGATAGACAATAGATTCCTTTTATCTTTCGATAGTGGTGTTATGCTTGTAAAACACTGGCGCATTCACAACTACATTCCACCGGATCGTTACAAGCCGTCATGCTATATGGACGAAAAAAGCAAAATAGGTGTGAAACTAAACGGATCATACACTACAGACCCTAAAAAGATGGTTTCCCCAGTAGAGGGAAATCCAAAGAAGAGTTGCTACGACAAAGAAATCAAACTTGATAAGAGGTGATATAAATGCAGATGACAGGTTATGAATTGTTGGCGAATTACGAAAAAGCAGAGGACAAGGACAAACAGATTCAGATTCTTGCGGATTTGAACCACATTCCGGTTGACATGGTGTGTTTTGTGATTGACAACAGAGAAAAATTTGAAAATTTGGAGACACCATTGTCCACAGAAGAATTTGCAAAGTGGTGTGAGACGGAACTTGACCGTGTGGATGCTCATATCCATGCACAGGAAATATATTACAGAGAAATTTGCAATGTATACAGAATCGCAAGTACATACGGAAAAAGAGTGCAAAATCGTGAGCAGAGGATTTCATAGCGAGAATGAATTATACAGTATGCAAAACAGTTCTATCGTGGGGCATTTTGACCACTGGAATCATATTCCATATGACTGCAGTTATCCTCAATTTGCAGTTAGACCGAGGATTGCGGTGGAAAGGAGTGAATCATGGAAAGATTGACATACGTCACAGAAAAAGGTGAAGTTTTATTCCATCCGGAAGATTTGCCGGATGATGAAGGTGTGACCATTACGCAACTTGCTAAAGATGGCAGATTCAAAGCGTTGGAGATAATAGCTGAAAGACTTGCAAATTATGAGCAAGTAGAGAAACATGGAAGCTATGGCAAGTGGATTCCGGTGAGCGAGAGGCTGCCGAATGAATATGAATTTATAAAATCATATCGAAGAAACAAGTATGCTGCGGAATTTATAGTGATGATCAAAGGGGCAAACAGACCGACCACATTATATTTTACACATAACGGGTGGTGGACGGACAATATGAAAGACAGATACGATGTTACCGCTTGGATGCCACTGCCGGAGCCGTACCTGGAAAGTGAGAAGAGAATGGCAAATAGGAACACACTGCATAGCAACAAATTGGATGCTTTTCGCAAATGGCTTATCAAAACCGGATGGACGATTGAAGAACCGAAAGGTATATGGGAAGTATTAAGAGCGAAAAAGGAAGGAAGAAAGAATCCCTTGATTGTCTATCAAAAAATGAACAAAGAGCATTTAAGCGTGCTGGACAGAGATATTGATGTCATCAAGAGATTTTTGCAAGAAAAGTAGGTGGAAGATGGTGAAATGTAATAACTGCAAGAATTTAGAAACAAAGGATAACGGGTTTGATGCGTACTCATGGTGCGAGAAAATCAACGACTGTCCGCATGAGGACATAGAAAGAGATTGCGAGCACTACTCCCCTATGACCAACGCAGACCGGATCAGGAGCATGACTGACGATGAGCTGGCAGATTTTTTAGTGACAGTAGAAACATACGGTTATCACGACCAGAGCATATCGGGAACCTACGAGATGAATGAATGGCTCAGGGCAGAAAGCGAGGAATGAGGATGCAAGATAGATATTTATTCCGTGGAAAGCGGATTGATAATGGAGAATGGGTACATGGTTACTTGTTTGATGATGGATTTGAAAATGGAAGAGTATTTATTGGCGGAATTGTTATTGAAAAATACAATGGAACTGCTTGCGATGATTGGAATGTTACTGGTATAAATTTCTACGAGATAGACCCGAACACTATCTGCCAGTGTACCGGACTTAAGGACAAGAACGGCAAGCTGATTTGGGAGAATGATATTGTTAAACATTACAATGATGGAGCACATCCAGAAAATTATTGCACTGGCACTGTACTTTGGGATGAAAATTATGCTGAATTTTATCGGACAAGTAATGAGTATGGATTATCAAAGCCACGTATAAACAGGGATTGTATTTATGAGGTTATCGGAAACAAATTTGACAATCCGGAACTGTTGGAGGAGTAATATGGCGACATGCAAACGCAAAAATCGTAATTGTCGGTATGAGTATAATCAAAATTCTTACCAGTGCAAGAAATGTATTGAGGAAAATTTAAATCAATATCCGATTACCTGCGAAGATTGTCATTACGGTGGTTGGGGAATATGCAATAAAAGGGGTAAGAATCAGCGGAGAATGAGACCTTGTGAGGATTTTAAATGGAGTTAAGGAGGGTAGCCATGACGGAGAATGAAGCAATAGAAAAATTACATGCATATCTTGAATGTGAAAGCCGTAGAGCAAAAATTGTAAGTTGTAATGAAAGTTGCGATGATTGCGAATTATGTTATATGCAGGGTACTGGTGCTGAACACATTACAAGTGTGAAAACAGCAATTAAGGCACTGGAAGAGGTGCAACAGTACCGCCAGATCGGAAAGATTGGCACCTGTAGAAATGCCGTTGAGATCTGCAAAGCTATGATCGAGCGTGGGATTGACCAGGACAATATCGCAGAATACATAAAATTTGAGGATAACCTAGTGCAGAGAGGGTACGACCTCAAAAAGCTGATTGAGATGATGGAGGAGCATAAGCAGTACCGTCAGATCTGCACGGTGGAGGAATGTTTGCGGAATAAGGATTTCTTGGATTTCCTTGCGGACAAGATGAACCCGAACGATTTTGAAACATATTTGAGTATGTACAATTCATCTGGCGAGAAACAGGAGGATGAACGATGGGAAAATTGATTTATGCGAATAAATTAAAAGCGGATTTAGAAAAAGCAATTTCAAAGAATGAAGATATGGATTGCTTAGACTTTTTACGCGTTGCTTCTGTTACAGATGCCCAGCCTACCGCCTACGACCCGGACAAGGTTGTGGAGCAGTTGGAAGAACGCACAGCATTCCTTAAAGACTGTACGAAGTATGGAAATAAGACAGCAGAGCAGCAGTCAAAATCCTACGACACTATGATGATGTATGAGGTCAAGGATTTGGTAGATGATTTGTTGGAGATTGTAAAGGCAGGTGGTTCAGATGGCAATTAAGCCGATTTTATTCAATACAGAGATGGTTCTGGCGATTCTGGACGGACGGAAGACCTGCACCCGGCGTATATGCAAAGATGCAAATGAGTATACCGTACCGGATATGGAATTTTATAATGCCGACAAGAGAACTTATGCAGTACATAACTTTGCTGATAAGGAACAGATGGAACAGTTAAGTACAGCGGAGAGAACCTGTCCTATCTGTCCAGGCGATATCTTGTATGTACGGGAAACATGGGAACATTTTGATTGTTGTTGTTGCGAGGGAGACGAACATGGAAATTGTTACCAAGAACCACAACAGAACGTCTTGAATAAAAGCTATGGCTGTTATATGTACCGGGCAACAGATGAAATATATGGAGATGCAAGGTGGCACCCATCTATCCACATGCCGAAAGAAGCAGCTCGTATCTGGCTGAAAGTTACGGATGTGAGAGTGGAGCGGTTGCAGAATATTGACGGAAAAGGGTGTGTGAAAGAAGGAATTGAAGAAGAACCTTTAAAACACGTTGGAGAAGATTTTGTAAAAGGTATGTTTCATGATCTGTGGGATTCCACCATCAAGAAATCCGACATTGACCGCTACGGTTGGGATGCGAATCCTTATGTATGGGTAATTGAATTTGAACGGTGTGAGAAGCCAAAAGGAGTGTGATGCAGATGGAACCCATTGATTACACCGCCCTGTACGAGCAGAATGAGGACTTTAAGCGGTACGTTGACAGATATTGCATCAAGCACAGAATCAGCGTTGAAGAAGCCTTACAGCACTATCTAGTGCAGATGGCGGGCAGGATGTACAAGGAGCAGGAAGAAACTATTGTAAGAAAGGAATAACGAATGCCCGGTAAACCGGGTTGGTGCGCAGTGAATAGGGGTGGCGTACCGAAAAATTACAACACCGTGGCTATAAGGCTTATTGATAAGCGTATGTAGAGCAAACGAATGGTGATCCACGATACAGCATTTGTAGCGTGGTGTTATGACAGAAAAGCTAAAGGTATGTTGGATCAGCGCAGGAGTATCATCCTTTATGGCAGGATACCTTGCAGGAGATGTTGATAAGTGGATTTACATTGACATTGCCGACCAACATGAGGATAGCATGAGATTTATCAAGGATTGCGAAAAGGCAATCGGAAAAGAAATTGAGGTACTTAGATCTACGGAATATGGATGTGTGGAAGAATGTGTCCGAGCGTTCGGAGGATTCCGCAGCGCAGGCAACGGATTTGCCCCATGTACTAACTGGCTGAAAAAGCGTGTCCGTAAGCAATGGGAGCAGGAGCATAAGCAATACGACCTGACTTATGTGTGGGGATTTGACCTGAAAGAGCGCAACCGGGCAGAGCGGACAGTAGAATCTAATCCGCAAGCGGAGCATGAATTTCCTCTGATTGACCGGAATCTGTCAAAGGAAGAGGTTCACGGACTGTTTGAGAGAACATTTTCTTTTCCTCGACCGAAGATGTATGACATGGGATATCCGAACAACAACTGCATCGGATGTGTCAAGGGTGGTATGGGGTATTGGAACAGGATCCGCAAGGACTTCCCGGAAGTGTTTGAGAGCCGGGCACAGTTGGAACGACTGGTTGGGTACTCCATTCTGAAAGATAGTGACGGGACGCCGTTATATCTCGATGAACTGGATCCCAACCGTGGAGACATGAACACAGAAATATTCCCGGATTGTGGAATCATGTGCTATTTAGCACAGAAATAACAGGAGGATAACAAAATGAATAACAATGTATGTTGCGAAGCAAAAGTTGAAAAACCGATGTGCGTTGCTGACTATGAGCATGAGCGGAAAGAATTTGATCCGGAAGTGTATTGGAAATGCAAGGAGTACTTGGATAAGGTAAGAAATTAAGTATGTAACTTAGTATTTAGCAAAGGAGTTAAGCGAGAAATGTGGTCACACGATGAACAGAAAGAAATAAATGACAGCTACGCTGTTATGGCAAGAATAACGTGTAAATATTGTGGAGCAGTAGTACACAAATATGTGGAAAGCCATTATACAGGCGGTTCCAAGTGTGTGATATTGGCAAAGTACTGTAGATTTTGCGGTAATGCTCTTAGGATTTAGTGGAGAAATAAAAATGACAAAAAGAAGATGTATGAAAATACACCACCCTGAATCTGTGTGTATGGCAGAGCGATTTGTTTTGTTTCATAATACAAGATTTAGAATCGGATTAGCATATCATGAATATTGGTGTTGTGAATGCCGCAAACAAAGGAAAATATGGTTTATCTGTTAGTTATGAAAAATGAAAGAGAGACAAAATATGAAAAAAATACTGGATGCCTGTTGCGGTAGCAGGATGTTTTGGTTTGACCGCCAGAACCCGGATGTCATATTTGCAGACAACCGGGAGGTAGAAACAACCTTGTGTGACGGTAGATCTCTTCTGGTAAAACCGGATGTGCATATGGATTTCCGAGATATGCCGTACACTGATAACAGTTTTAAGATCGTGGTATTTGATCCTCCGCATCTTATCCATGCCGGTACAGGGTCATGGCTCCGGCAGAAATACGGAGTGCTTCCGGCAGATTGACCAACGTACTTGAAAACCGGATTTGATGAGTGCATGAGGGTGCTTGAACCGTATGGACTACTTGTCTTTAAATGGAATGAGGATCAGATCAAATTATCGGAAGTGCTGAAAGCATTTGGTACGAAACCATTGTTGGGAGATCAGAGAGGTAAGACCCGTTGGTTGCTTTTTATGAAGTAAACTGGAATATTAAGATTTATGGAGGCATTTGTATGAGAAAAATACATGAATGTGCAGAAG